CCCTCAAATATAGAAACACCCCCGGTAGGGAAGTTTGACATCCTTTGGCAAATCAAATTACACTGTGTGCATCGAAGGTCAAGCACAACCCTGAAAGCCAGATCAACCAGTTTGTTCCAAGCTGTGCAGGATTGGGGGAACCCGGTCGCCTTCGATACCCGGTCAACTTTTGACTTGCGAACACGGCTATCGCCGTACCCGGAGCATGACAATCGAGATTACTCCTGAATTGGGCGTCGAGTTGACGCCGGACATAGACTACCTTGACCTGCGCCAGCGGGCCGAGGCGGTGTGCCGTTCCATCTTGCTGCTCGAAGATCACGGCCTTGACACCGAGGCAACACCCGAAGACGAGCAGGCGGCAGCTTCGCTGACCGCAGCCTACGCGGCAGACCCCCAGAAAACTTCCCGTGCAGTCAACAACGTGCGAGCTTCGTCATTGACGCCTGCTTCACTTCAAAATATCCGTGCGTTCCTTGACGAATACGGTCGGCAGGTGGTGTCACATGCTGTCGAAGTGCGCCATTTGGTGACAAACAAGCTGCTCGAAGAAGCTCAGAACCCCGATCCGCGCATCAGAATCCGTGCATTGGAACTGCTGGGCAAGCACAGCGACGTGGGTTTGTTCTCCGAGAAGCAGGAAGTGACCATCACGCACCAGACAACCGACGAGTTGAAGGCCAAACTGCGTGCCAAACTGCAACGACTCGTGCGAAAAGACGAGGCCGAGGACGCCCAGACCATCGAAATGGGTGGTGACATCATAGATGTTGATGCTGAACTGGGCCTAAACCCAAAAGAACCCAACGAAACAGCCCCCGAAAGCGAAAATAACCCCGAAATTTGCGAAAAATCTGCAAAAACGGGCGATATTTGGGTGCCGGAACAAGAATGAGCGTTGAACTCGACTTCACCAAGGAAGAAATCCAGTTGATGCTGGACAACTTGGACTCGTACACCCCCGAGGAGCAGGCCGAGATCGAGAAAATTGCGGACGTGCTGGAGTCCCGGGAGTTGGCACGTGCGTGCTACGACGACCTGATCGAGTTCTGCAAGCACATGCAGCCGGATTACAAGGTGGGCAAGCATCACCGCAAGCTGGCCAGCATGCTGATGGCGATCGCCACGGGCGAAAAAGACCGGGTGTGCGTGAACATGCCCCCGCGCCATGGCAAGTCACAGCTTGTCTCTATTTATTTCCCAGCATGGTTCCTTGGCCGGTATCCGAACAAGAAGGTGCTGATGGTGTCCCACACCACAGACCTCGCCGTGGACTTTGGCCGCAAGGTGCGTAACCTGATTGACAGCGACGCGTATCGCCAAGTGTTCCCTAACACGTCATTGGCCGCAGATTCAAAGTCAGCCGGGCGCTGGAACACAAACGTCGGGGGCGAATACTTCGCCTGCGGCGTGGGCTCCGCTCTGGCCGGGCGAGGTGCAGACTTGCTGCTGGTGGACGACCCGCACAACGAGCAGGACATCATCAACGGAAACTTCGAGGTGTTTGACAAGGCGTACGAGTGGTTCACCTACGGTGCCCGTACCCGTCTGATGCCCGGTGGCCGGGTGGCTATCGTGCAAACGCGCTGGCACCAAGACGACCTGACAGGCCGAGTCACCCGAGACATGGCCCAGAACGACAAGGCCGACCAGTACGAGGTGGTCGAGTTTCCGGCCATCCTGACGGTGGGCGAGCCGCCGGTCGAGAAGCCCCTGTGGCCTGAGTTCTTTGACATGGACGCGCTGTACCGGACGAAGGCATCCATGCCTGTGTTCCAGTGGAACGCCCAGTACCAGCAGAACCCCACGTCGGAAGAAGCGTCGGTCATCAAGCGCGAGTGGTGGAACGAGTGGACAAAGGACGAGCCGCCCTCGTGCGAGTACATCATCATGACGCTGGACGCCGCAGCCGAGACCCACAACCGTGCCGACTTCACGGCAATCACCACATGGGGCGTGTTCTTCAACGAGGAGCGCGAAGGCCCGGGGGCAAACGCCTACAACATCATCCTGCTCAACTCAATCAAGAAGCGCATGGAGTTCCACGAACTCAAGGAGTTGGCCATGGAGGAGTACCGGGAGTGGGAGCCCGACAGCTTCATCGTGGAAAAGAAGTCCAGCGGGACGGCTCTCTATCAAGAATTGCGACGAACCGGCATCCCTGTGGGCGAATACACACCACATAGAGGTAGCGGCGACAAGTTAGCACGGTTAAACTCTGTTTCTGACATCGTGCGTTCTGGGCTGTGCTGGGTTCCGCAGACTCGCTGGGCAGAAGAAGTGGTCGAGGAGATTGCAGGATTCCCGTTCATGGCGCACGATGACTTGGTTGATACCACGGTGATGGCACTTATGCGGTTCCGCCAAGGCGGCTTCATCCGGTTGCCGTCGGACGAGCCTGATGAGGTCAGGTACTTCAAATCCCGCCGACATGGTGGGTACTACTGAAAGGAACGAGCATGGCGACGAGCGGCATGGACAAAGGGTTATATCAAGCTCCAGTGGGCCTCACCGAGGACGACGAGGACGAGGGTGTAGCTGTCGAGATTGAAGGTGTGGCCCCGGCGGGCGAGATCGAGATCGTTGAACTGCCTGACGGCACTGTCGAGGTCAACCTCGAAGGTGGCGATGAGGACGACGGCGAGGGTGAGTTTGGCGATAACTTGGCAGAGTACATCGACGAAGGTGTGCTTGGTCAGTTGTCAGGAGAACTCACTGAGCTTGTAGACGCTGACATCACATCACGTAAAGAGTGGGCTGACACATTCGTCAAGGGTCTGGAAGTACTTGGCTTCAAGTACGAGGAGCGCACCGAGCCATGGGACGGCGCGTCTGGCGTGTTCTCCACGGTGCTCGCTGAAGCGGCAATCCGGTTCCAAGCCGAGACCATGAGCGAGACATTCCCCGCCGCTGGCCCTGTCAAGGCAAAGATTCTTGGCAAGATCACCAAGGAGAAGGAAGAAGCCGCCGAGCGCGTCAAGGATGACATGAACTATCAGGTCACCGAGCGCATGGTCGAGTACCGCAGCGAGCACGAGCGCATGCTCTACTCTCTGGGTCTGGCAGGCTCCGCGTTCAAGAAGGTCTACTACGACCCCAACATTGGCCGTCAGGTCTCTATCTACCTGTCTGCGGAAGACGTGATCGTGCCATACGGCACCAGCCACATCGAGACCGCCGAGCGCGTCACCCACGTGATGCGTAAGACAAAGAACGAGATCGACAAGCTCATGGCCAGCGGGTTCTACAAGGAGTGCGAGCTTGGTGAGCCGGTGGCGTTCCACACGGACATCGAGAAGAAAAAGGCCGAGGAGGGTGGCTACACCCTGCAAGATGACGATCGCTACACGCTGCTCGAAGTGCACGCAAACCTGTGCATCGAGGGTGTGGACGATGAGGAGAACGACCTCGCCAAGCCATACGTGGTCACAATCGACAAGGGCACCGGCAAGGTGCTGGCCGTGCGCCGTAACTGGGATGAGGAAGACCCCCTCATGCTCAAGCGCAACCACTTCGTGCACTACATCTACGTGCCGGGTTTTGGCTTCTACGGCCTTGGCCTGATCCACATCATCGGTGGCTACGCCCGCGCTGGCACGAGCATCATCCGTCAGTTGATCGACGCTGGCACTCTGTCGAATCTGCCGGGCGGCTTGAAGTCCCGTGGTCTGCGCATCAAGGGTGACGACACGCCGATCAACCCGGGCGAGTTCCGCGACGTTGACGTGCCCTCGGGCTCCGTCAAAGACAACATCATGATGTTGCCGTACAAGGAGCCAAGCCAGACTCTGCTTGCGTTGTTACAGCGCGTGACGGAAGAAGGCCGACGCCTCGGGGCAATCTCTGACATGAACGTCAGTGACATGTCAGCACAAGCTCCTGTGGGCACGACACTGGCCCTGCTGGAGCGCACGCTCAAGCCCATGGCCGCTGTCCAGAGCCGCGTGCACTTCGCCATGAAGCAGGAGTTCAAGCTCCTCAAGTCAATCATCGCCGAGTACGCCCCCGAGGACTACGCCTACGAGCCAGAGACCGGCTGGGTCAAGGCACGCCGCAGCGACTACTCGCTGGTGGACGTGATTCCTGTGAGCGATCCGAACGCCAGCACGATGGCTCAGCGCGTGGTGCAGTACCAAGCTGTGTTCCAGATGGCCCAGAGCGCACCGCAGATTTATGACCTGCCGTACCTGCACCGCCAGATGATCGAGACGCTGGGCGTCAAGAACGCTGACAAGATCGTGCCGACAAGCGACGATGCCAAGCCAAAAGACCCCGTGTCCGAGAACATGGCCGTGCTGGTGGGCAAGCCCGTCAAGGCGTTCATCTACCAAGATCAGGAAGCGCACATCGCCGCGCACCAAGCGTTCATGCAAGACCCGATGATCATGGCCAGCGTGGGTCAGAACCCGATGGGCCAGCAGATCATGGCGGCGCTGCAAGCGCACATCGCCGAGCACATGGCGTTTCAGTACCGCAAGCAGATCGAGGAGCGTCTGGGTGTTGCACTGCCCCCGCCCGACGAGGAGTTGCCAGAGGACATCGAGGTGCAGTTGGCCAAGCTCATCGCCGACGCTGGCAAGCAGCTTACCCAAGCTCACCAGCAGCAAGCCGCGCAGCAGCAAGCCCAGCAGCAAGCAGCCGACCCGCTGTTCCAGCTTGAGCAGGCCAAGGTGCAGGTCAAGCAGACCGAGGCACAAGCCAAGGCTCAGAAGATGCAGGCCGACACCGCCCTCGCACAGCAGAAGGCCATGACGCAAGCCCAGCTTGACGCCGCACGCCTGAAGTTGGAGCGCGATCGCGTGGCCATCGAGGCTATGAAAGAACGCAGCCGCCTTGAGTCGCAGGAGAAGCAGAACACGCAACGCCTGAAGCTCGATGCACTGAAGACCTTGGCTACGCCCAAGGCTCAACCCAAGCCGCCAGCCAGCGGAAAGAAGGAGTAATCCATGGCCAAAACCGTCTTTGACGTGCTGATCGAAAAGTTCGAGGAGGACATCTCCTCCTCGTCACAGTTCTTGGTAGGCGGAGGGGCTAAGAGCTTCGACGAATACAAAGAAGTGGTAGGCAGGATTCGAGGTCTCCAGCTTGCCATGCAAACAACCAAAGACCTTTCGCGTTCTCAAATGGAAGAAGATGATGACTGAAGAAACTACCGCCGTGACCGAAGCAGAAGTTGAGGCTCAAATGCCGAAACCTGTCGGGTATCGGTTGCTGATCGCACTGCCGCAGATTGAAGAAACCTTCAACAATCTTGGCATCGTGAAAGCTGAACGAACACTGTACGAGGAGCAGTTGATGACTGTGACTGGTGTGGTGCTCGATATGGGCGACCAAGCCTATTCCGACAAGGATCGTTTTCCCAACGGCCCTTGGTGCAAAGTGGGTGACTTCGTGGTGTTCCGCGCCAACTCTGGCACGCGCATCCGGGTCAATGGCGTGGAATACCGCCTGATGAACGACGACTCCATCGAAGCAGTCGTGGCTGATCCGCGTGGCATCACGCGTGCGTAAGGAGGCTCTGATGAACTTCGGAGATGCAATCGCCGCCTTGAAGGCTGGCAAAAAAGTGGCCCGTGAGGGTTGGAATGGTAAAGGTATGTGGATTGGTATCCACACGGAAAGTGGTACGTTCACACGTGAGGAGTGTGGAACCGAGCTTACTTACCGTGATTACATCACCATGAAGACTGTGGACAACCAATTGGTTCCATGGACGGCCAGCCAAACCGACGTGTTGGCTGAAGACTGGACGGAGGTGTAATCATGCCTATGGAAAAAGTTGAGTTCTCGTTCCCCGATCCTGATCGGGACGCGAGCAAAGATGTCAAGATGAAAGAGGACGGCTCTGCCGAAATCGTCATCGACGGACGTCGTGACCCCTTTGAAGACGTCCCTGACCGGGACGACAAGCCTGCTGCCAAGGCGAAAGCCAAGGACGATGACGAGGACGACCTCGACATTGAGGTGGTTGACGACACACCCAAAAAGGATCGCGGCAAGAAGCCGTCCGCTCCCCCAGACGAACTGACCGATGACGAGTTGGAGTCCTACTCTGAGAAGGTCAAGAAGCGCCTCCAGCACTTCAGCAAGGGTTACCACGACCAGCGCCGCGCTGCCGAACAGGCGGCACGCGAGAAGGCCGAACTGGAAGCCATGGCTGCACGCCTCGTCGAGGAGAACAAGAAGCTCAAGGGCACTGTTGGCCAGAACCAACAAGCCATGCTGGAGCAGGCCAAGAAGATGGCCGAGCGTGAGCTTGAGGAGGCCAAGGCCAAATTCAAGGCTGCCTATGATGCAGGCGAGTCAGATGCTGTTGTTGCAGCGCAAGATGAACTGACCAATGCCAAACTGAAAGCAGAGCGTGTAAACAATATCAAACTACCCGCTTTACAATCAGACGAAACTGAGGTACAAACTCAAACATCCGCCCCAGCAGTTGTTGATGGTCGGGCTCAGGAGTGGCAAGCTGCCAATCCTTGGTTCGGGCAAGATGACGAAATGACCAGCTTTGCGTTGGGGTTGCATCAGAAGCTGGTTAAACAGGGTGTGAACCCACGCTCTGACGACTACTACGAGAAGATCAACTCTCGTATGCGCCAAGTCTTCCCAGATCAGTTCGCTGACGGGGATGACGAACCAGAGGAAACGAAGCCTCGTCGCAAGACGAACGTCGTGGCACCCGCAACTCGCAGCACTGCGCCCAAAAAGATCGTGCTGACACAGACGCAGGTGGCATTGGCCAAACGGCTTGGTGTGCCGCTGGAAGAATACGCCAAACAGGTTGCTATGGAAATGAGGAAACAAAATGGCTGAGAACAGACTGAACCGTGAACTTGAGACCCGCGAAAAAACGGCCCGCAAACGCGCTTGGGTACGTGCAGACACCCTGCCCAACCCCACGCCCGAAGACGGCTATGAATTTCACTGGGTTCGTGTGAGCACTCGTGGCGAAGTTGACCCCATGAACGTGTCCCTCAAACTCCGCGAAGGCTGGGAGCCTGTCAAAGCATCTGATCACCCAGAAATCTTTGTGGCTGGCGTCGAAAACGAACGCTTCAAAGACAACATTCTGATTGGTGGCCTGCTGCTGTGCAAAGCCCCCGTTGAAATGGTGCAGGATCGTAACGAGTTCTTTATGGGCGAATCTACGAACCAAATCCGTTCCGTCGATAACAATCTCATGCGCGAGAATGATCCTCGTATGCCGCTTTTCAATGAGCGCAAAACGAAGGTCACTTTCGGAAAAGGAACCTAACTTTTTTGGAGTCTGAAAAATGGCATACCCCACCGTTTCTGCTCCCTATGGCCTAAAGCCTGTCAATCGTATTGATGGCATGCCGTACGCTGGTGCTACCCGTCAAATGGGTATCGCTTCTGGCTACGCAAGCAACATCTTCTACGGCGACATGGTGACTGTGGTCACAGGCGGCGTTGTTGAAAAATTCTCCGGCACTACTTCTGGTGCTATGGTTGGCGTGTTCGTCGGCTGTCAGTACACTGACCCGTCTTCCAAGCAGCCCCGTTGGAGCCAATACTGGCCCACTGGCACTGTTGCTTCGGACGCAGTTGCTTACGTGGTCGATGACCCGATGGCTCTGTTCCAAGTGGCCGTGACCAACTCGTCCAGCGAAGTTGTGGATTCCACGACCATCGCCGCGATTGGCGCTAACATGTCCGTCATTCAAGGTACCGGCAGCACCACCACTGGTGATTCCGCTGTGTCCGTGTTGGCTGGCTCGGAAGCTACCACCGCTACCCTCCCGATCCGTGTGATCGCCGTGGTTCCTGCCACGAAGACCTCTACGGGCTATCCTGAACTTCTGGTGAAGCTGAACACTCATCAGTACAACTCGACCACTGGCGTCTAAGGAGTTGAATCATGGCAATTTCTCGTGCCCAACTACTGAAAGAACTCTTGCCCGGTCTGAACGCCTTGTTTGGTCTGGAGTACAAGAAGTACGGTGAAGAACACAAAGAGATTTTCGAGACCGAAACCTCTGAGCGTTCTTTTGAAGAAGAAACCAAGCTGTCTGGCTTCTCCGCCGCTCCGGTGAAGAACGAAGGCAGCGCAATGGCCTACGACAACGCCCAAGAAGCATGGACTGCACGTTACGTGCACGAGACCATCGCTATGGGTTTCTCGCTGACTGAAGAAGCCATCGAGGACAACCTGTACGACTCTCTGTCCAGCCGCTACACCAAGGCATTGGCTCGCGCCATGGCTTACACCAAGCAGGTCAAAGCTGCTTCGATCCTGAACCAAGCCTTCTCCGGCGGCCCCACCTACGGTGACGGTCAGGTTCTGTGCTCGACCGCTCACCCCCTGATCTCTGGTGGCACCAACAGCAACCGCCCCACCGTCGCTGCCGACCTGAACGAGACTTCTCTGGAAGCCGCCGTTATTCAGATCGCTGGTTGGACGGATGAACGCGGCCTGCTGATCGCTGCCAAGCCTCGCAAGCTGGTCGTTCCCCCAGCACTGCAATTCGTTGCTGAGCGTCTGTTGAAGACCGAACTGCGCGTTGCTACCGCTGACAACGACATCAACGCCATCAAGTCGATGGGTTCCATCCCCGAAGGTTACACGGTCAACCACTACCTGACCGACACCAACGCTTGGTTCCTGATGACTGACGTGCCTAACGGCCTGAAGCACTTTGTCCGCACCCCCATGCAAACTGGCATGGATGCTGACTTTGACACCGGGAACTCCCGCTACAAGGCCCGTGAACGCTACTCCTTCGGGGTCAGCGATCCTCTGGGCATCTACGGTAGCCCCGGCGCGTAACACAAAACCGCAAGGTTTGACACAAAAGAACGGCCCTTCGGGGCCGTTTTTCTTTTTCCGTTGTCCTGTGGTACATTACCCGTGTCAAACCACAGGAGTTACAGATGGACGTTTCAAACCTCCCCAAAACCCGTGCTGAAGCCAAAGCTACCGGGGCCAAGTATTACTTCACGGGAGAGCCGTGCAAGCATGGGCACGTTGCACCCCGCAAAACAAAAGGGGCGTGTGTTGATTGCCTCAAAGAAGAATGGCGTAAAGGGGCAGAAACCCGGGCCGAGTACTTTCGCACATACAACCAATCAGCCGCAGGTAAGGCGGCAAAAGAGCGGTACTACGAGGCCAACAAAGCAGACGTGATTGCGAAGGCTAGAGCCACACCAAACGAACTGAAGAACGCATATAGGAAGGCGTGGGCGGATAACAATCTGCTGTCCATACGGGCGAATACAAAAGCTCGACGCCGTAAGCATCGACAAGCTACCCCGCCATGGTTGACAAGAGCCCAGAAGTCCGAGATTCGTGCGCTGTACCAAGCTGCTATCTTGTCCTCCCAGACCACTGGGGAGCGTTACGTCGTAGACCACATCTACCCGCTCCGATCCGAGGTCGTGTGTGGACTGCATGTTCCATGGAACTTACGGATTACCACTCAGGAGGAGAACCTGAAAAAATCAAACAATTTGCCAGACGACTCAATGGCGCTTGCGTTTCCGCCACGCACAGTGACATAATGCTACAAACCGGGGTCATCCGGTGTTCTGACAGTCCCGGCTGGCGTCATGCAGACAGAACACCATAACTCGCATGAGAGGAAACTCAAATGGCTAATACCACCTTCAACGGGCCAGTTCGATCGGAGAACGGCTTTCAGTCCATCACCAAAAACGCCACCACTGGTGCAGTCACTGTCGATGCCACCTTTGGCACCGCGACCAGCGTAGACAGCGTTACCGTCGCTGACTTCTTGGCCCTGACCCCCATCACAACCGCAGAACTGCCCGCCGCTGCCGCTGGCAACGAAGGTCAAGTCCGCTTGATCAACGACAACGGCGCTGGCGATGATGAGTACTGCTTGGTGATCAGCACCGGCTCTGCTTGGGTTACTGCTGTTGGCGCTGCTCTGAGCTAATAGGAGCACGCTATGTCAACTGACATTTCAGCGGCGCAAGTAGACGAGACAGGCACAGCTTATGGCGCACGCACCCGCGTGCGTGGTTTGCTGGTCATGCCCACGGCGTCTGCTGGCTCCGTAGCTCTCAAGGACGGCGGCTCAAGCGGCACAAGCATGATGACCATCACAACGGCAGCGAACGGTGAACCCTTCAGCGTCGTGATCCCCGCAGATGGCATCTTGTTTGAGACCGACGTGTACGCCACGGTGTCGAACGCAACTGCTCTGGTGTTCTATGGCTAAATCACCCGCATGGACTCGCAAGGAAGGCAAAGACCCCAAGGGGGGTCTCAACGCCAAGGGCCGCGCCTCTGCCAAAAAGCAGGGCATGAACCTCAAACCCCCTGCACCCAACCCCAAGACCAAGGCAGACGCAGGACGCCGTGCGTCCTTCTGCGCCCGCATGGAGGGGATGAAGTCCAAGCTGACCGGTGAGAAAGCCAAGAAAGACCCGAACAGTCGAATCAACAAAAGCCTGCGGGCTTGGAACTGCTGAAGGTTAGCAGATGGAACTGATGCTCTGGAACGTGGCCCTGTCGTTCATCTCCGCATTGATCCTCATGTGGATCAAGTCAACGGTGGACGAACTCAAGCGAGTGCAAATCCTGTTGAACCGTACCCGGGAAGAAATCGCCAAGGAGTACATCACCAAGACGGACGTGCACAGCGATATCAACCGCGTGCTTCAACGACTCGACCGATTGGATGAGAAGTTGGACGCGTACATGAAGGAGCAACGCAGTGCCATCAACTAGCAAGAAGCAACATAATTTCATGGCAGCGGTGGCCAACAATCCGTCGTTTGCCAAGAAAGCAGGGGTTCCACAGTCCGTGGGGCAAGAGTTCACAAAGGCCGACAAGGGCCGTAAATTTGCGAAAGGTGGTAGCACTATGGCAACCAAAGACATGAAGAAGGCTCTGGCAGCGCATGCTGCCAAACCCGCATCCAAAGCCCACGCAGGTCTGAAGACCGGCGGTGCGGTGTTCCGCAAGTCCGCTGACGGTATTGCCAAAAAAGGCAAGACCAAAGGCACCGAGATCGTCATGAAGGCAAAAGGTGGGATGTGCAAATGAAAAAGAAATACGCTGATGGCGGTATCTACACCGCCGACATGGGTCAACCCCCTCAAGACATCGACGGCGCGTCTGCCGCCCCCAAGCGCCCCATGCCTGCCGAAGGCCGCATGATGGAGCGCGAAGGTCGTGGCATGGCCAAGGCTGACATGCAGAAGAAGATGATGGCTCCCAAAGGCTATGCCAAGGGTGGCTCTGTCTCTGCACGCGCTGACGGTATCGCCAAGCGTGGCAAGACTCACTGCAAGATGGTGTGACCATGATGGCCAGCCGAGGCATGGGTGCAATCCGCAAGGACAAGATTCCGGGCGGCAAAACCATGCGCCGCAAAGACGGTGACAAGTTTAACGACAACGGTGTCGAAAAGCGCCGTAAGGACGGGGACGAGTTCACTCTCTTTGCGGAAGGCGGTAACGTAAAGTCCAAGGTCAACGCCGCTGGAAACTACACCAAGCCGGGTATGCGCAAGTCGCTTTTTGAGAAAATCAAGGGGCAGGCCGTGCAGGGCACTGGGGCAGGGCAATGGAGCGCCCGTAAGGCGCAGTTGTTGGCCAAGGAATACAAACGCAAAGGCGGGGGGTACAGAGATTGAAGGCACCGCAAAAATCGCTCAAGGACTGGACTGACCAAAAATGGCGTACCAAGTCTGGCAAGCCGTCGAACAAGACGGGGGAGCGGTATTTGCCCGAAGCAGCAATCAAGTCTCTGACTCCGGCTGAGTATGCAGCCACAACTCGTGCAAAACGTGCGGGTAAGGCCAAGGGCAAACAGTTTGTTGCCCAGCCAAAGGCTATCGCCAAGAAAACAGCGGGGTTTCGGTAAATGACAACTTCAGGCACATCCGACTTCAACCTCGAATTTACCGAGATCGCTGAAGAAGCGTGGGAGCGTGCTGGCCGCGAGATGCGCACGGGCTATGACCTGCGCACGGCTCGTCGTTCCATGAACCTCATGACGATCGAGTGGCAGAACCGTGGTATCAACATGTGGACGATCGACGAAGGCGTCGTGAACCTCGTCCAAGGGCAGGCCGAGTATGACCTGCCAGCCGATACCATCGACTTGCTGGAGCACGTGATCCGTACGGGCGCAGGCAATGTGTCTACGCAGTCTGATCTGTCAATCACGCGTATCAGCGTGTCCACGTACGCCACGATCCCAAACAAGTTACAGCAGGCCCGCCCCATTCAGGTGTGGGTACGCCGCTTGCGTGACAACCCCAAGATCGTCGTCTGGCCGGTTCCTGATCAGGGCACTGAGGAAGACCCCTACTACATCTTCAAGTACTGGCGCATGCGCCGTATTGAGGACGCTGGCGCGGGTGTCCAGACGGCAGATGCCAACTTCCGATTCCTACCCGCGTTGACCGCAGGGCTGGCGTACCACATCGCTATGAAGGTGCCAGAACTGTCCGACCGTCTCCCGATGCTCAAGGCAGCATACGACGAGCAGTTTGATCTGGCAGCGGGTGAAGACCGCGAAAAAGCTGCGGTGCGGTTTGTGCCGCGTCGCTCCTACATTGGGGGTGGCTGATGGGTAATCGGTACGCGTCAGAACGTATAGCCATTGCGATCTGTGATCGCTGTGGCTTTCAATTTCGTCTGCGCGAGCTTCGCACCCTGATCATCAAGACCAAAGAGGTCAACCTGCGCGTCTGCAAAGAGTGCTGGGAACCTGATCAGCCGCAGTTGCAGTTGGGTATGTACCCTGTGGATGACCCGCAGGCACTGCGCAATCCACGCAGGGATAATACGTACTATCAGTCAGGACAACTGGCCGACGGTTCGATTGGCGAAGGTAGCCGAAACATCCAGTGGGGTTGGAACCCCGTTGGCATGGCCCGAGGCTTTGATAGTGAGTTGACACCAAACAACTTGGTCGGAGCAGGACAAGTTGGTACAGTGTCTGTTGTGACAACGTAAGGAGTCAATGATGGCAACCAAAAAACCCAATATGCCCAAGGTGGGCGAAGAATCTCAGCAACGCGACTTCGAGAAGCTGAGCGTGTCTGCGGGCAACATGCGCACGAGCGACTACCCCAAGACCAAAACCAGCGGCATCAAGATGCGCGGCGCTGGTGCGGCCACCAAGGGTACGATGTGCCGTGGCCCCATGGCATAAGGAGTAGTTCATGAACTACACCGAGTTGTGCGCAAACATCGAAAACATCTGCGAAAACGAGTTTTCGGCGGATGAACTCGCCATGTTCACTGAGCAGGCTGAGCAGAAGATTTACAACACGGTGCAGATTCCCGCCCTCCGCAAAAACGTGACGGGTTCCATGTCTATCGGCAATCAGTACTTGCAAATCCCCTCGGACTTCTTGTACTGCTACTCGTTGGCTGTGATTGACGCTGACGGTGAGTATCACTACCTCCTGAACAAGGACGTGAACTTTATCCGTGAGGCGTACCCCAAGAACAACTTGGCATCACGCGGACGCCCCAAGCATTACGCCAACTTCGATGACTCTGCGTTCATCCTTGGCCCGACGCCGGATATTGCGTACAGCGCGGAACTGCACTACGGGTACTATCCTGAGTCCATCGTGACTGCGGGTACCACGTGGTTGGGCGATGAGTTTGATTCCGCACTGCTCAACGGTGCTCTGGTTGAAGCGATCCGCTTCATGAAGGGCGAGCAGGACATGATTACTCTGTACGAGAAACTGTATGTGCAGGCCATCGGCCTGTTGAAGCAACTGGGCGACGGCAAGCTGCGACAGGATGCGTACCGCTCTGGACAAGTTCGTATCCCTGTCAGTTAATAGGAGGCCAATATGGCAATTTCTCAAAGCATGTGCACCTCATTCAAAGTTGGCATTTTGGCCGCAGACTTTGATTTTGGGTCGGGCACTTCTCAAACATTCAAGATCGCCCTGTACACGTCGTCTGCGACGCTGGGCGCAAGCACCACGGCTTACTCCGCTTCCAACGAGGTCAGCGGCACGGGCTATTCTGCTGGCGGTCAGGCGCTGACGATCAGTCAGGTGCCCACATCGAGTGGCACCACGGCTTATCTGGACTTCGATGACGTCACATGGACTACCGCTACGATCACTGCTCGTGGCGCTCTGATCTATTTGGCCAACGGCACGACCAACCCTGCGGTTGCTGTGTTGGACTTCGGCGGCGATAAGACTTCAACTGCTGGCGACTTCACCATCCAGTTCCCCACCGCAGACGCTTCCAGCGCCATTCTGCGTATTGCTTGATGGTGAGTAGGTGGCTGATGCAAAGGTAGCCTTTGAAGGATGGGGTGCCTCGGGCGTTGCTTGGGGCTCCCAAGGCTGGGGTGTCGGTCACTCAGATGTCACGGGTACAGGCGCGGTCGGAACCGTCGCCGTCACTGCTGACGCAAACGTCTACCCCTCGGGCTTAGAGGCCACGGGGGCCGTAGGCACAGTCGCTGTCGCCGCAGCGGCCAATGTATTCCCCACAGGGGTTGAAGCCACAGGTGCCGTGGGCACCGTCGTGGTTGTTGCAACCGCCGTTGTCTACCCCACTGGAGTAGAAGCCACTGGGGAGTTGGGTACCACCACCGTTACCGGCGACGCCAATGTGTACCCTTCCGGGCTGGAAGCCACGGGCCAAGTCGGTACGGTGGTTGTACAAGCCAATGCGCTCGTGGAAGTCACGGGCGTCACGGGTACCACACAGCTTGGTACTGTCACAGTCACCGCAGACGCCAACGCCCCGGTTTCCGGGCTCGCAGCCACAGGCGCAGTTGGCACCGTCACCATCGTTGCTGAAGCCGTCGTTTACCCCACCGGGGTCTCGGCTACCGGTGCGATTGGTACTGCGGTTGTCACCGGCACAGCCAACGTCTTCCCCTCGGGGGTCGAAGCTACTGGGGCAGTGGGCGACGTGTCGTTTGCCCTCTCGATCGTCGTTTATCCGACCGGTGTGTCGGGTACGATGTCACTTGGTAGCGTCGTAGCCACCGGTGGCGCAACAGCCTTGCCATCTGGTGTGGTTGGAACGGGTATAGTGGGACAAGTTAATGTTTGGGGCCAGATTGATGACAATCAGGACGCAGACTGGGGCGGCATAAATGACGGGCAGAGTGCTTTGTGGTCACAAGTTAATGACACACAGGGCGCAAACTGGCAAAATATCAACGATACCCAATCGCCGACATGGGCGACAGTGGGTGATACGCAAATCGCGGACTGGCAAGAGATTGCCGCATGACAAGGGGAACTGAATGACCACCCAATACACGCCGATTCTTAAACTGGCTCTCCCTGTCACGGGCGAGCTTTCTGGTTCGTGGGGCGATGTCGTCAACGACAACATCACTTCGATGGTGGAGCAGGCCATTGCTGGTCTGGCCACAATCAGCACATGGACTGCCAATGCGCACACGTTGACCACTGCCAACGGCACGACTGATGAGTCACGCTGCGCCATGCTGGTCGCTGAAGACGGCGCTGGCCTTGCCGCCGCAGGTGAGATCATCTGCCCGGCATCCTCCAAGCTGTACGTGCTCAAGAATGACACGTCGTACGCCATCACCCTGAAGACTTCGGGTGGCTCTGGCGTGGCTGTGGCCTCTGGCGAGACTGCTTTCTTGTTCTGTGATGGCACCAACGTCAACGCTTGCGTGACGACCATCATCGACGGCCACATCACCGGCAACCTGACCGTGGACGGCAACGCCACGATCAACGGCAACACCACGCTGGGCAACGCCACTTCGGACACCATCACTGCCACTGCGCGGTTCGCCTCCGGCCTGACCCCCTCCGCAGACAACACCTACGATCTGGGCTCGTCTGGCAACTCGTGGAAAGATGTTTACATCGACGGTACCGCGTACGTTGCCTTGGTGGACATCAATGGTGGCACCATCGACGGCGTGTCGATTGGCGCTACAACCCCTGCGACTTTCCTCGCGGTGGACAACCTGAGCCTCAACGGCAACACGATTGCTTCGACTGACACCAACGGCAACGTGGTGATCGCCCCCAACGGGACTGGCGATGTGCAACTGGACGCTGACACGGTGCGTGTGGGCGACTCTGCCGCTGCTGTGACCCTGACTTCCAACGGTGCTGGTGCGCTGACCGTGACGACTGGCGGCGCGGCTGATCTGACCCTCTCGACCAACTCTGGTACGACCTCGGGCACGATCACGATCGCCAACGGCGCGAATGGCAACATCACGCTGACTCCTGACGGTACGGGCGACGTTCGCCTGCTGGCCGACACCACGGTGCTGGGTGACTCCAACACTGATACCTACCTGACCACCAACGGTACGGGTAACCTGAACCTGACGACCAACGGCGGCACCAACAGTGGTGTCATTCAGATTGCTCAGGGCGCAAACGGCAACATCACGCTGACCCCCAACGGCACCGGCTCTGTCTCGGTGCCCAAGCTCGTTGTGTCTACTGGTACTGCAACTCGCGTGCCTTACATCACGACCGGTGGTCTGATCACCGACTCTGCCAACCTGACTTTCAACGGCACTGACCTGACGGTCTCTGGCGCAGTCAACGCTGGCTCTATCAACGCTACCACGCTCGACCTAACAAACCTCGAAGTCACCAACATCAAGGCCAAGGACGGTACAGCCGGGATGCAGATTGCTGACTCCACTGGCGTGGTGTCTTTTACAGCCAACCCCACTCTGTCTGGCGGCACAGCCAACGGCGTGGCCTACCTCAACGGCTCCAAAGTTCTCACCACAGGCAGTGCGCTGACGTTTGATGGTTCTACGCTGGCCACAACCGGCGCTCTGACTGTTGATGGCAACGCCACGCTTGGTAATGCCTCGGGCGATGTAGTGACGATCAGCGGCAAACTTGGGTTTGGCTCGGCTCCTGCTACAAACACAGGCATCTACTATCGTTCTACTGGGTCTCAAATCACTGGATCAACGAGCGCCTACGGCATCTACATGGATGTGCCTTTTGCCAGCGATGTAACAACCCTTGCTGACGCTGCCCGTTTCCGAGTGAACACGGCGGCTGCGGCGTATACGCTCTCCAATGCCATTGGGCTTCGCCTTGTTGATGCCGTAAAAGGCTCCGGCTCCACCATCACCACCTTGCATGGCCTCTACGTTGCTGACCAGACTCAGGGCGCAACTAACTACGGTATTCGTTCGCTTGTCACTTCCGGCTCGAACAAGTGGAACCTCTACGTTGATGGTACAGCGGATAACTACTTTGCTGGGGACGTGGGGATTAACACTGATACTCCCGATTTTCCATTGGATGTGAACGGAGAGGCCCGTATCACCACTTCTGCTGGGTACAACCTCATATATCAGACTTCCAACAGCCGCTATCGTCTGAATTTTGTCAATGATGCTGGCAGTGCAAACGTAGACGCAACACTCAGAGCAACAAGTTTCTTGTTTCTGGACAGCGCTGGCAGCACGACCATGAGCCTTGATTCATCCGGTGTGCTCTATGTCGGTAACCGCACCAGCTCCGTTACTGGATCAAAACTAACCGTTTACGGTGATGACAGCGATACAGCAGCCACAGTAGCTGCGTTTGGCCAGTACAACGCTGCAGGAACAGATCGCGCATATCTTGCGATAAAGGCTGATCCAGTTGGAAACGGGATTACGCTTGACTCAACGGGCACGGGGGCTGGATATTTAGCTATTGCCGAAGGCGGTACCGAAACTATCCGCTTTACCACATCGAATACCATTGGGATTGGCAATAATGGGTCTAACTCCGTTACCGTCTACAACGGAAAGGACATTACAGGATCAACAACCGCATACGGCTTCTATCTGACGGGCACGGTGCAGTCCGATGTTACGTCCACCGCAATCGGGTACAGATCAAGTATGGGCACTGAGGCTGCGTCGTTTACGGTCACAGCCATGATGCAGTTCTACGCGAGTCAAGCCACCTTTGGTGCAGGCTCTGCCGTAACAAGCCAGCATGGGTTCTATGCCAGCTCAACCCTCAGTGACGCCACAAATAACTATGGCTTCACGGGGGCACTCGCTGCGGCCTCAAACACCTACAACCTGTATATGCCGGGTTCAGCGCAGAACTATTTTGCTGGGAATCTGGGGCTCGGCGTCGCAGTTCCTCTGGCACAGCTCCACATCGTTGGCTCTGACACCACAAACCAAGTCATTATTGAGAACACAGATGCGGCGAGCACTTCCGCACCTGACTTGCAACTGTATCGCAACTCTTCAAGCCCTGCCGCTGCTGACACATTGGGCGTCCTTTATTTCGCGGGGAATAACGCCGATATTAACGACCTTAACTATGCGTATGTTGCGGGGAGGATCACTAGCACAACATCTGGTTCCGAAGACGGGCAACTTTATTTTGGAGTAGCGCAAAACGGCGTATCCACTGAAGTAGCCACCATTGATTATCAGGGCCATTTGATCGTCCCTGCTGGCATCACACTCGGCACATCCACTGCTACATACGCCGCAGCCAACACCCTCGACGACTACGAAGAAGGCACTTGGACGCCTGTGATTGCTGATGCTACAACTGGCGGTAATACTGGGTCTGCGACAATCAGCTATGCCAACTACACCAAGATTGGTCGTCAGGTTACTCTTTCCGCGCAGCTTGCTAACGTCGTCACTACTGGAATGACAGCCGGAAATATTTTGTATGTTCGCGGGCTACCGTTTACTTCTTCAGCGACAAACTCTGCTACAGGCGCAGTGACAGCAGACACCCTTGCATACGCAGCGTCAAGAACCAACGTAGTGGCTTATATTGCCCAGTCAGACTCATGGTTGTATTTTCCCACCAGCGGAAGCGGACAAGCAGATTCTAATACGCTTGTATCTTATGTAACCTCTGGAACAACGGATATTTGGTTCACCGTCACCTACATCGTTTAACCCCAATACCCCGGCTGGACTGTCGGGGCTGACCTTGAAAGGAAACTAAAATGGCTCTCGAAAAACAAACCTCTGTGGACAAGATTGAAGTGCTCGAACAAGGGCAAGTTCAAGTCCGTACAGCAACACGCATTGTGGAAGACGGCAAAGTCATCTCCTCAAACTTCCACCGTCATGTGGTTGTGCCCGGTGATGATTACAGCCAAGAGGACGCGCGCGTTCAGGCCATCTGCGCCGCCACTCACACTGCTGAAGTTGTCGCTGCTTATCAAGCGGCACAAACCCCTGTGCAGGTCGCACCCGATGTGGCAAACTCTGCTGCAACAGAAGAACCCGTAGCCTGACGGTCTCAGGCGTTTTTAGAAGGAAACTGAAATGGCAAATACAAAAACCCCCATTTCCATCGACGGTACTGAGTACCAATTTGAAGACCTGAGCCAGCAACAGCAGGCCATGGTCAACCATGTGGCTGATCTGGATCGCAAGCTGGCCTCGGCCCGCTTCAACGTGGATCAACTCCAAGTTGGCCGCGACGCGTTCTTCGCTATGCTCAAGCAGTCGTTGGCTCAAGAGGTCAAAGATGAAGCTGCACAACCCGCCGAAAACGCTTGATGACGGCACGGTAGAGCCTGCTCACACGGTGCATGCCGTGTGTGCGGCTTGTGGCTACGACTTGGATGAGGCCGAACTGGCCGCAGACACTTGCTCGGATTGCGGGGCACCCCTCAATCTCAAGCAGTCGGTGTCCATCCAAGTCACCACACTGCCCCCGCTGTTTGGCACTACGCTGTAAGGAACTGCGATGCCGATTCCCGCGTTTCTCGCCCCGCTTCTTGGCCAAGGTCTCAACCTGCTGGCCAATGCCGCCATGGCAAAGGGCAAGGAATGGGTGGAAGAAAAAACCGGCGTAAAACTGGAGCCCAACATGTCCGACAAAGACTTGTTGGCGCTTCGCCAATACGAGATGGATCACGAGGAAGAACTCCTGCGCATTCGTCTGGAGAACAACAAACTTGACTTGCAGGCGTTTGAACTGGAAGTCAAAGACCGCGACAGCGCCCGTGAGCGCGATGCGTGGTACGTGAGGATGGGCCAGCACAACTACCGTGCGGACTTGATGTTCCTGCTGGCCGTGTGCATGATTGCCGCCCTCGTCTACATCGTGTGGCAAGACCCCGCGATCAATGAGTACGTCAAAGGCATCTTCACGTTGGTCTTGGGCCGATTCCTTGGCTACCTCGACAACATCTACAACTTCGAGTTCGGGACGACCCGTGGCTCCAAGAACAAGGATGAGACCATCAAGAATCTGAGCGGAGGTGGGCAATGAGTCTCGTCGCCGAACAGTGGGCTTTCCTGCAAGACGTATGCAAGCTGGTCGAGAAGGCCAAGGAGCTTGGCTTTGTGGTGACCGGTGGCGAGTTGTTTCGTACCGTCGAGCAGCAGCGTATCCACTTCAACGCCGGACGGTCTAAGACCATGAACTCGGTGCACATGAAACGGTGCGCGATCGACTTCAACTTCTTCAAGGATGGCAAGCTGATCTGGGACAAGGCCACGCTGGCCCCGCTGGGCGAGTACTGGGAGTCCCTGCATGAGAAAAACCGCTGGGGTGGTAACTTCCGCTCGTTGGTCGATGTGCCCCACTTTGAACGGAACGTATAACCATGCCACTCAAGAAAATCGTACTCAAGCCCGGTGTCAACCGCGAGAACACCCGCTACACGAACGAGGGTGGCTGGTATGAGAGCGACAAGGTGCGCTTTCGTCAAGGCACGCCCGAGAAGATCGGCGGCTGGCAGCGCATCTCTGCAAACACGTTTTTGGGTGTCTGCCGAAGCCTGTGGAACTGGGTGACTCTGGGCTCCATCAACTTGGTTGGTGTGGGCACCAACCTCAAGTTCTATCTGGAAAATGGCGGTGCGTACTACGACATCACACCGTTCCGTGATCAGGTCACGCTGACCAACCCCTTCGAGACTTTCAACGGCTCCCCGATCGTGGAAGTGACTGACGCCAACGGTGGCTACATCGACGGCGACTTTGTGACGTTCTACGGTGGCTCCGCAGTGGGTGGGCTGACCATCCGAGGCACATACGAGATCACGGTCACGGGCACCAACACCTACACGATCGACGTGGGCACTGCGGCTTCATCCGACGCCACGGGTGGCGGTACGGTCTATGCGCTGTACCAGATCAACGTCGGCCCTGCATACGTGCAGCCGCTGACTGGCTGGGGCGCAAGCACATGGGGTTCTGGCACGTGGGGTATTGGCGCATCTTCGACCGACGCGCTGCGCCTGTGGAGCCAACAAAACTTTGGCGAAGACTTGGTGTTCGGCCCTCGCGGGGGCGAAATCTACTACTGGGACGCCACTACCGGACTCACGGCGCTGTCGTTCTCCGCTACGGTGGCCAACCCCACAGTCATCACCGCTGCCGCTGCATACCCTGACGGCACACCAATCCGGTTCGCTCCTGATTCTGGGGCCACGCTGCCCCTTGGTATCGAGCCGGGCAAGATGTATTTTGTCGAGAACGCCTCGGGCACCTCGTTCAACATCTCGGAAACCTATGGTGGGGCGCTGGTTGAAGTCACGGGGGCCGGGACGGGTATCAGCCGAATCCTGCCAAATGCGTACGCCCTGAGCGATTTTGGTGGCTCCTCTGACGTGCCGACACATCAGAACTACCTGCTGGTGTCGGACATCAGCCGCTTTGTGTTTGCCTTCGGTTGTAACGACTACGGCTCAGCTACGGTTGACCCGATGCTCATTCGCTGGTGCGATCAGGAAGACCCCTACAACTGGACACCTGCATCAACCAACCAAGCGGGTTTCCTGCGCCTGTCCCGTGGCTCTGAGATCATCACGGCCACCCAGTCTCGTCAGGAAATCTTGGTGTGGACGGACGCCGCTGTGTATTCGCTCCAGTACGTCGGTGCCCCGATCGTGTGGTCTGGACAGTTGGTGGGCGAGAACATCTCCATTGCTGGCCAGAACGCAGTGGCGTACGCCAACGGCGTGTCTTACTGGATGGGCAAGGACAAGTTCTACAAGTACGACGGTCGCACCCAACCGCTGCCTTGTGACCTGCGCCGTTACGTCTTTGAAGACATCAACACCTCCCAGTACGCACAGATCGTCGCTGGCACAAACGAGGGCTTCCACGAAATCTGGTGGTTCTACTGCTCGGCCAACTCGACTGACATCGACCGCTACGTCGTCTACAACTACTTGGAAAACGTGTGGATGTACGGCACCATGGCTCGCACCGCGTGGCTGGATTCCGGTCTGCGTGAGTACCCACTGGCCGCGACGTATGTCAACAACCTCGTCAACCATGAGCAGGGTCTGGACGACAACATGGGGGCAACCCCGCTGCCGATCGAGGCGTATATCGTCTCGTCTGAATTTGACCTCGATGACGGCCACAACTTCATGTTTGTCTGGCGCGTGCTGCCTGACATGACGTTTGCCAATTCGACGGCTGCGGCCCCCACAGCAACGATGTACCTGCTGCCTCTGAAGAACTCGGGCTCTGGGTACTCTGTGAACACCGCGACAAACGCCAACCACTCGGTCGCCAACAGTAGCTTTGCCAGCGTCACCCGCACGGCGGTGCTGCCGGTCGAGCAGTTCACCGGGCAGATTTTTACCCGCGTGCGCGGTCGCCAGATGGCCATGAAGATCGAGTCCACTGATCTGGGCGTGACGTGGCAGTTGGGTGCACCCCGTATTGACATGCGCCCTGATGGACGTAGGTGACATGTATACCGATCGCAAAGTTACGTGTATGCTTGAACGCCTGCACTGGGGGATTACGTAATGTCAGGGAACCTCGGACAAGTCGAACCCCCAGCACTCCCGCTGGGGCCAGAACAGTACAACCGGCCTTACCAAGACCAGTTGAACAACGTGCACCGCCTGTTCTACAACCGTCTGACCAACGCGTTCAATGCCATCCTCGGCACCAACGGTGGCAAGTACATCGACTGCCCCAACGGGCTGTTTTTCAACACCGCCGACCAGACGTTCGCTCTTGCAAACACAGCGTACCCGATCGTCTACAACCAGACGTATTTGAACAACGCCGTGGCTATCCAGTCGGGTAGCACGAGCAGAATTGAAGTCACCGTCGGGGGCATCTACAACTTCCAGTACACCGGGCAGCTTGAAAGCACAAACAGCAGTTCAAAAGACTTCTTTGTGTGGATTCGCCGTGACGGGGTGGACATTGGGTACTCCACTCGTGCGTACAGCATTTCTGGCAGCGGCACGTACCGCCCAGTTTCATACTCGTTTGACATTGACGTTCAGGCGGGGCAGTACATCGAACTGATGGTGTCCGCTTCGGACACATCGCTTAATCTTGGCGCATCTTCGGCGGTCAGCCCCCACCCCGGAATCCCGTCGTCTGTGATGACGGTGAACTTCATTGCGCCGCTGCCAGCCACGTTGCCTACCCCGCCGTAATAACAGGACTGTACTCCCGTGCAGGATGGCGGTAAACTACACGGGCCCTTACTAAACACACCGCCATGAAACTTGTTGACAGCCGCACTAAGCAGTTGGATTACGCGCAAATTTTGCACGCGTACCATAGCAACGAGGCCAAAAGCGGTAAGTTGAAAGATTTTAAGGTGTGGATGCTGGCAACCGCCGCCGCTATTTCCAAGTTGAACGCTGATGGCGCAATCATTGGGAACACGTTTTTTATGGCCAAACGTGGCGCGGGTAGCAACAGCAACAAAGCTATGGTCTGGGCGATGAACGCCGACACTCTGCAAAACATGGTGGACAACGTAGCGGAAGGGCTCACCCGATTGGTAAACGACGGCGTGCAAGAAGTAGTGGCCATGTACAGAAGTCCTGCCATAAGTCGTGTACTTAAACAGGCGTTCAACAAGATTAAAACTGGCGACGACACCATTACTTTTACCAAGACTGCCAAGGGCATGATCATCATGCAGATGAAACTTGATGGGGGCGACAATGTGTGATCCAGTCCAAGAACTCGAAAACGCGTTTGACGCAGTTGGTGATTTTGTAGAAGACGTAGTAGACGCGGTTGGAGACGCAGTTGACTGGGTTGTCGATGAAATCATTGACCCCGTGATGACCACGGTGGGTAATGTGATCGAGGCTGCGCTGGACGACCCGGTAAAAGCTATTGCTCAGGTCGCTGCGATTGCAACAGGTAACGCATGGGCACTCCCCCTGATCGAAGGCGCAGACGTAGCCATTGCCGGAGGTGACCTCGGCGATGTACTCGAAGCTACTGCCAAAGCCTATGTGGCCCAGCAGGTTGGCTCCTACGTAGGCAAAACTGTCGGCAGTGCAGTGTCCAACGCGGGAACCGCTGCCGAATATGGCGTCAAAGCGGGGTCTCAGCAAGCAGCGATGCTGGCGGCGCAAGAAGCCGGTATGCAGACTGCATCCCAGATCGCCGGGCAGATCGTCGGTGCTGGAGCAGCGTCCTCCGCTGTTGCTGTCGTCACTGGGCAAGACCCAGTAAAGGCGTTCATCACTGGGGGTGTGGGTGCGGCAGTTCCTGCGGCTTTGGGCCAAGTGCCCGGTTTCACCAAGCTGCCTCCTTCTGCGCAGCAGGTCATCAAACAGGCAGTAGCAACTCAGCTTGCAGGTGGTAATGTCACCACAGCCGTTATCGGCTCCGCGATTCAAGCCTCGGGCATCGTCACTGACATCATCAACAGCTTCGACCCCAAAGGAACCAAGCTGACCGATGCACAACGTGCTATTGCTACTGACGTGCTCATGGGGTCAACAACTGCGGCTTTGTCCGGCGGCAAAGTGTCTGCGGCGGTGCAAGCTGCCCTGATGAAGAACGGCTCCAAAGCCCTCGGCGACATGATTACCGACGGGTTCAAGAAAGCTGTCGATGGGGTGTCAACCAAGTATGACGCTGCCGAAAAGGCTGCTGCCAAGGTAGACGCCAACATCGCTGCGCAGGAAAAAACTGCTGCCGCGTATAACAAGGTTGTCAACGAACTCAATGGGCGTGTGGCTGAGCAGGACAAGCTCAAAGCCGCGTACGACAAAGCGGTTACGGCGCAGAAAGCCAATCCGACACAGGCAACGACGGATGCTGCAAACGCTGCCGCCAAAAAGTACAACGACTACGTGTCGAAGCTCAACACGGACTACGCCAACACATACAAACCACAGATCGACAAGTATGCTGGGGAGTTGGCTGCAATCCAGAAGGAGTATGGCAATCTGGAGGAGGTCTACTCCAACGCCATGAAAGCTGTTGGCACCGCGACTGACGCGGTGAAAACCCAACTCGACTCCACGGTGGACACCAGCAACAAGGCGTTTGTCGAAGCACTCGACCCCAGCTTCAATGCTGACCAATACCGCAAGCTCAACGGGCTGGGTGCAGGTGTGGATGTGTACGACCACTGGCTGTCCAAGGGTCAGTTTGAAGGGCTCAAGACCAACAACACTGCGGCCCAAGCCGATTTCACCGCACAGAAGGTGCGCCTCATTGACGAGTTGGCCAACGCCAAAGGTATCAGCCTGTCGCAGATCAGTGACGTGGACGCCAAGAACTTCTTTGCCAACGTCGATTCCAAGTACGGTGGTGACCTGAACGCACTCAAGGGTGCGTCGATTCAGGACTTCCTGACTGGCAACACCAAAACTTATGACGACCTGCTCAAGGACTCCAAGTCCGACGGGTTCAAGGTTGAGATCAACGGTCAAGCCTACGGTGATTGGAACAAGAGCCAACTGAGCGGGTACACCCCTCCGGCGGGCACCCGGCTGGCCACGCAAGACGAGTTCGAGAACAACACCGCTGTCTTGTCGTACACCAACGACGGCAAGCCCGTGTGGATCGCACAAGATCAGGGCGTGCGAGTCTGGGACTCCAAGCTCGGCGATTACGTCTACCAGATGCCCGAAGTCATCGTCACGGCTCCCAAGCTCGAAGACCTGCAAGCCAACGACCCAGAAGCATGGCTCGTCATGGCCGGGAGCATCCCGGGCGACGGTAAAGGTGGCATCGACGACTTCCTGTACAACTTCGCCAAATCCACGATGGAGTTGGCCAAGACCACGGGTAACTCGACCATCATCAACGGTGCGGGTAACGCGCTCAAGGCGGGTGGTGGCATCCTCCAAGCGTTCAACGGCCTCGTCACTCTGGCTGGTATCAACCCCAACAACACGGCTGTCGGCAAGTTTGCCGAGAAGCTGACCAACCTCGGCAAGGCCACAACCACTGCGGAGTACCAAGCCGCTGTTGCTGACATCAACAAGACAATCGGTGAAGCCAAGGGTGTCATGGGCACCGCCAAGGCGATCTGGGGCGCAGCCACCCAGTACCCTGCTGAGTTCTTGGCCGAGATCGTTGGTGTGGAAGGCATGCAGGAAGTTGTGCCACTGCTCATCGGTGGTGGTGCGGCAACCGCAGCCAAAGGCTTGGCCCTTGCACGGGGTATGGGTACGAAGCTGGCCGCTGAATGGGGCGCAAAGGCGGGTATCACCGCCGCTGCCGCGTCTGACATCGCCGAGAGTACTGGCGGTGCGGCGCAAAGCGCGTTCACTGAAGCCTACAACGTAGCCCGATCCAAGGGTATGTCCGAGGCTGATGCGACCAAGACTGCGCTGGAGATTGCCAGTCGTACTGGCCTGACCGCAGGTGTGATTACTGCAACTACTCTGGGCATCGGTGGCGCTGCTCTGGAGAAAGCCATCCTTGGCAAAGCCGGTACCGGCGAGTTGGCCAGCGTCATCGACGCGCTCGGCAAACGGGTCAAAGAAGGTGGCACCATCACCATCAAGGAAGGCGTCGTTGAGGGTATCGAAGAAGGTCTGACTCAGGGCTACCTCGAAGGTCAGTTGTACCAGCTTGACCCAACCCGTGACATCGCAGGCAACATCACGTCGTCCTCGATCCTCGGTGCCATTGCCGGGGGTGGTGTTTCTGGCGGTGCATACGGCGCGGCCAAGACTGGTGATGTGGTGTCCAACCTACTCATGTCGTCCAACCCGACGGTGGCCAGCACGGTGCAGAACTCTGCAAACGCTGCTGCTGCAACCACGGCGCTGAACAATCTGGGCATCACGGATGCCAAACTGCAAGCCAACCTGCTCGACACCAAGTACGACTCCGCATACACCAGCGCCGCCGAGGCCCGCGCCGCACTGAGCGACCGCTCCGACTTTGCTGCATCTGAGGCAGACATCAACGCACTGGTGGGCGCAACTTCGGACGTCAACCTTGCTGGCGCAGTCGAGAAGTACGTCGATCCAAGGGTCGTGGACATCGCTGAAATTCAAGCCGCAGCCAAGGCTGAAGGCTACACACTCAGTGATGCAGAAGCCGCCAAGCTCGTCGGTCAAAAGGACGAGGCCACGGCAATCGCCGCTGCTAAGAAACAGTTTGACCCGCTGGCCACCACATACGATGAGGCCAAGCAGTTCTTCGCGTCGCAGGGGTACACCCCCAGCGCAGCCGAGATCAATCAATTTGTCGCCAGCAAGGCTGAAGCTGATCAAACCAAAGCAGTTGCTGCCTATGTGAACCCCCGTCAAGTGACGGAGACCGAGGCACGCAAGTACCTGACCGATCTGGGGTACAAGCCCACGGACGCAGAGGTCAAGAAGTTTGTTGGCCAAGTCAATGAAGCCGAGCAAGCTACCAAGATTGGTGCCTATGTCGATCCGCGCATGGTGGATGCAGGTGAAGTCACGGCTGCATACGAAGCACTGGGCCTCAAGCGCCCAACACAGGATGACATCCAAAAGCTCATTGGTCAGTACGCCGAAACCGATCTGACGGGTAAGGCTACCGAGTACCTACCCACTGCACGGTACAACTCCGTGCTGGAGCAACTTGACGCACTGGCCGCATTGAGTGGCCAAGACCAAGAGATTCTGGATGCCATCGAGTTGGTGAAGTCTGACTTCTCCAACCAAGTCAAAGACCTTGGCTTCAAGATTGACGATCAGACTGGCAAGCTCACCGACCAGATCACCACAACCGAGAAGAACATTCTCGACAAGGTGGCTGAGTATGAGAAGGCCGGTATCACCCGCGACGAGGCAATCACAAAGGCCGTCGATGATGTCGCTGCCGATTTGGGCACCACACGAGACGACCTGCTCAGCCGAATCGACACCACAGAGGAAAACCTCACCAAGTCGATTGACACCCTGTCCAAAGATGTCAGTGCGCTCAGCACCAAGGTCGGTGACGTCGAGACCAATATCTTGGCCAAGATGGCCGAGTACGAGAAGACCGGCATTGCACGTGATGAGGCACTGTCCAAGGCGATTGACGACGTAGCCACCAACCTCGGCACCACCCGCGAAGACCTGCTCAAGCAAATCGGCACAACCGAGGAGACTCTGGCCAAGCAGGTGACCGATGTTGAGACCAGCCTCGGCACCAAGATCACGGACTCGCAGGAAGCCATCCTCAAGGAACTGGGTCTCACCAAGACCGCGCTGTCCGAAGAAATCACGGGGGTGCAGGAATCCCTCGAAGGTACGATTGCTGAAGTAGAAGCCAACGTGCTCGACCGTATGGCCGAGTATGAGAAGGCAGGCATCGGTCGTGATGAAGCCTTGGGTCGGGCAATCGACGATGTGGCCACTCAGCTTGGTACCACACGCGATGACATCCTCACACAGATTGGCCAGACCGAGGCTGCACTGACAACCAAGCTCGGTGAGACTGAGCAACGTCTTGGCACCCAGATCACTGACGTACAGACAACTCTGGGCCGTCAAGGTGCGCAAGCCACGCAGGGCGATCTGGACGCGATCATCAACATCTTGGAAAGCCAAGGTGCGTACGACGCGAACTACGACTACAACGCCGACCAGAAGATTGACCAAGCCGACAAGGATGCGATCCAGCAGTACCTCCTGAGCCAAGAGCCCGGGTACACACCGGACACGGACACCCCGTTTGCTTTCAATCCTGCCACCGGCTCGAAGTGGGCACCCACAGGGGTGTTTTCTACTATTGCTGATGAGGCCGAACGCACCCGCCAAGCGCAGGCTGCCGCTGCGCTGAAGACACAGCGCATGGGCAACGTCAACACCATGATGGGCATGCTCATGCAGTCGCCTGATCTTGGAGGTCAACAGGTTAGTGTAAAAACCCCCGATCCGGCAAAGATTGGGTACATTTATGACTGGAGCAGCATTTTTGCTAATCCGTCGCAGGAAAAGATGTTTGCATCTCCTTATGCCAAGGGTGGTGCAGTCCGCAGCGATCTGGATGATGTCAACGATGAACTGCTGAAGATGCTGAGAGGGTAATCATGGACGAAACGTACGAAATTGACGTTGGCGAAATTCTGCCGGGAGACCCGGGGTATGGATGGACGTACTACTCGGATGGCACTGCTATTTCCCCAGAGGGTGTCTACTACTACGAAGGCGAAGAAGTCTATGACCCTTCCTCGCAGGGTGGTGACATCTGGAATTGGCTGTCCAACGCAGGTGGTAGCTTGGCCTCTGGGCTGAAAACCGCGTTCACTGACCCCAAAACCGGCGGGGTAAACACCCGGGCGTTGGCAGGAGTTGCAGGTGGTCTGTACGGCCTGTACCAAGCCAACCAGCCGCAGGAAAAGACGGGCTACCAAGGGGGCATCCCCAAGTACGACGCCATCCGTGAAGGGGTGCAAGGTAGCCAGTACGACCCGAACCGTCGCCCCGGCAGTGGTGGCCAGCGGTATTTCTCTGATGTCCGCTACGCCAAGGAAGGCGAAGGCGAAGCCGCACGCGCTGCGGCAAAAGAGGAAGCTGCCGGTCTGGAAGCCCTCAACCGTGCAAACCTCGCACGGGAGGAGCGCCGCAGCCCCACGGCTGAAGCTGTGGCCAAGGCCGAAGAATCTGCCAAGGTCAATGAAGGCACCGACGCCTCCAAGGTGGTTGAGACCGTGCCGGTTCCAAAGTATGCCCATGGGGGCATCACCACTCTCGCAAAGGGTGGCGCACCACGATATTTATCTGGCGCAACAGATGGCATGGCTGATAAAATTCCAGCACAGATTGATGGAAAACAGGAGGCCCGGTTGAGCCACGGCGAGTTTGTCGTTAGTGCTGATGTGGTTAGCGCCCTCGGCGGGGGTAACTCTGAGGCTGGGGCGCAGAGGCTGTATGAAATGATGGATCGTATCCGCACTGCTGCACACGGCAAAAAACAACAGATGCGCCCTGTAAACCCCGCAAAGGTGTTACCAAAATGACCGCAAGGGGGCCGCGTTTTATCGCACAACAGCAAGGGTTACGTACGTACACCACGGGTATTCCCTGTAAGCGTGGGCACGTTGCCGAGCGTGAAACGCGCTCGGGGCAGTGTTTGCTCTGTAAGTGCCAGTGTGAAGCTGAACGTATTGCGCTAAACCGCGAAGCGTACAACACCCGTAAACAGCGGGAACGTGCGCACAGGCTAACAGAAATCGCCGCTCGCGCACGGAACACTCGTGCAACAGAAACTCCAGAGAAACGTGCTGTTCGGCTTAGTCGGGCAAAGGCAAAAGCCAAGCTCTGGAGAGCCGCAAACCCAAAGCACCATTTGGCGTTGACTAACGCCCACAAGCGTGCGATTAAGCTACGTACGCCAGCATGGGCTGATATGGGTGCGATTGTGCAAGTGTATAAGGGTTGTCCAGTAGGTCATCAGGTTGATCACGTTATCCCATTACGCGGCGAACTTGTATCTGGGCTCCATGTAGCGGACAATCTCCAGTATTTACCCTCGGCTGAAAACCGGGCTAAATCAAACAAATTTTTGCCAACGTGAGGTAAACAATGGCCACGGCACCTACTACCACTCCAACGACTACCTCGACGACGGCTGCAACTACCGGCGTTGGGCAGCAAACCGGCACCGAGTCATCCCTTTCCAACTGGGTTGGCCCGTACGTCACTGAGATGCTTGGCAAAGGTCAAGCGCTCTCCAACCAGCCTTACCAAGCCTACACCGGCCCCCTGACAGCGGGTGCATCGGGTGCGCAAGAAGCAGCGTTCCAAGGTATCGCTGGTCTGACCATCCCGACTGAGCAGATGCAGGCGTTCACTCCTACGCAGTTCACTGCCGAAGATGCACAGCGTCTGATGAACCCCTACCTGCAATCTGCGCTCGATCCGCAGATTGCCGAAGCTCAGCGCCAAGCCCAGATTCAAAATCTGGCCAACCGCACTGCACTGACCAAGGCGGGTGCCTTTGGTGGTGGTCGCGGCGCTCTGATGGAGTCCGAGAGCCAGCGTAATTTGCTGTCGAATCTGGCCAACATCACCGGCACCGGCTACAAGACGGCCTACGATCAGGCCATGGCTCAGTTCAATCGTGAGCAGGAACAAGGCCAGCAGGCCACAACCGCTGCACAGAACTACGGCCTCGCCGCCCTACAAAAGCAAGCCGAACTCGGCGGGCTTGAGCGCGGTATCGAGCAAGAAGGCATCGCCGCTGACATTGCACAGTTCAAGGAAGAACGTGACTTCCCGTACAAGCAGGTGCAGTACCAGCAGTCGCTGCTCCAAGGTCTGCCTCTGGCAGCACAGTCCTACACGTACTCGCAACCCAGCGCCCTGTCGCAGATTCTGTCTCAGTCTGGTGGCCTCATGAGCCTCTATGACCAACTGTTTGGTGGTAGCGGCAACACGCCGACGAGCACTGCCAATGGTACGACCGCAGCGGGTACGAGTTCTTCTACTACCACGACCGGGGGTTAATCCATGCAAGCACCTAACGCACAAGGACTTATGGGGCTTGCAGCCCAAGGTCGCGCACCGCAGGGCGCTCCGCAGCAACAACCGGCACCGAATCCGATGAAGGCCAGCCCGATGGCTGGTTTGGGTTCTGTGGAAGATCGCGTGGCCGCATACCGTGGCAACCCTGCACCCCTGCAACAGCGTTACACCATGAGCCAAGACCTGCTCGACCTGCTTGCTCTCCAAAAGATCAAGTCCGAAAAGGAAGCTGCCGCTCGTGACATGCAGTTGAAGATGTCACAGCAAGCTGCGGCACAGGGCGCAGAAACTCCGACGGTTGCCGCGCAGCGCGAGAAAGAGGTCATGGAGTTGACCAAGAACGAACTCGCCCAACAGCGTGGCGAGACTGCCAATCAGCAAGTCGCACAGCAACAAGGCATGATGCAGAAGCTGATGGGTGGTATCGCTGCCGCCCCCGGCGCACAGGCCGCTGCCCAGCCGAAAATGATGGCCACTGGCGGCATCGTGGCGTTTGCTGAAGGTGGCTCCTCTGACAAAGAGGAGACCGATGAGGAAAAAGAGCGCAAGCAGCGCGAAGGTGATCGTGCCGCTATGGCCAACACCCTGCGCAAGCTCAAAGCCGCTGGCATGGACGTGCTGACACTTCCCGGGCGTGGTCTGGCAGGTGCGGCTGAGTCCGTTATCACTCGACCCTTGCGTGCCATGGGCGTGGATGTGCCGTACCTCCCCAAGGAGTTCTACGGTGGCGATGCCTCCAGCATGACCCCCTACATGGACAAGCTGCGCCGTGAAGAAGCTGAGCAAGCTGCCCCGGCCCCCGTACAGGCTGGCACCCCACCCATGCCCGGTGCTGCTCCCGCTGCTCCGGCTTCGGCTGCTCCCGCTCCTGCTGCCCCGCGTCCTCCCGCTCCGGCTGGCTTGGCTGGTATGCCCGGTGCCCAAGGCGCTCCGTCTACCGCTGGCCGTCCCACTGCCCCCGGTGCTGCTCCCGCTGCCCCCGGCACTCCGTCGGATGGCCTTGGCTCTTTGCTTCGCACCGAAGCCGAGAAGTCCATGCAGATCGACCCCGAGGCAGTCGAGCGCAAGCGCCGTGAAGAAATCACCAAGCTCATGGAGTTCCCAGAAGAGCGTGCACGCCGCCAGAAATACATCGAGGATCAGCGCCGCATGATGGGTGAGGAGTTCGACCCTGAGAAGCAGCGCCGTCGCCAGATGGCCGAAGCCCTGATGGGTGCCGGTGGTCGCCGTTATGGTGAGTTTGCTGGCGCAGCCAAGGCTGGTCTGTCCTACGAAGATGCACAGCGTGCTGCCAAGCGTGAGCGCCTGAAGGGTATCGAGGACTCCGAGCAGGGTCTGTTTGGCTTGCAGAAAGCTGCGGTCGAGAAGGGTATCGCTGGCGGTGAGAAGGGCTACGAGCAGTCGAGCATCCTCAAGCGTCAAGGTATGGAGACTGGCCGTGGTGTTTACGGCACCGACGTGCAGTCCCGCGACGCCGCGCTCAACCGTGAGATCGACCGGATGAAGGTCGCCGCAAGCAACGAAGCCAACCGTATCCAGCGTGAGGGTCTGAACCTCAGCCGTGCACAGACGCTGTACTCGACCACGATGAACCGACTACAACAGTTGGAGCGGAATCTGGACGAAGACTTCGCCGGGGCCAACGGAATGTTGATCATGGCCGAGCAAAGTGGCAAGATTGACCCTGCACAAAAGAAGCAGCTTGATATTGCACGGCTTGAGTTGCAGCGCCAGAAAGCCCAGATTCGCAAAGAAATGGAGCCGGTGCTGGCACCGATCCGTAAGCAACTGGGCGCGTCGTCATCCGCTGGTATGTCAACACAAGATCAAGCACTGGTGGACAAGTATCTGAACAAGGGCAAGTAACATGACTCTCCAAGAAGTGCTGACCGCGCTACGCAACGCAGACGCAGCCGGTGATGTCGAAGCAGCGAGACGGTTGGCACAGATTGCGGAGTCAATGCAGTCACAGGCCAGCCAGTACGACGTCCAGACACAGGATATCGACCGCCGCTTAGCCGAGCTACGCGCTCAAAAGATCAAGCCGGAAACGACGTTTGGCGGCGAAGTCAAGGAAGCGTTCAAGGGCGTGGTGCCCGGTGCCATTGGCCTGCTTGAAACAGCAGGAACTGGTATCAGCGCACTGCTGCCTGACGAGACTGAGAAGTCCGCACGCGAGAAGATCAAAGAGATCGCCGGTATCGCCAAGAAGCCGTTTGAAGCGGCTGAAGGCTACGAGGATTCTGTCGGTCGCCGACTCGGTGAAGGTCTGGGTTCGACCCTGCCGTTCTTTGCCGCTGGCCCACTGGGTCTGGCCGGGCGCGTCGGTGCCGCTGGTCTGGGTGTGTCTGCTGGTGCAGGCGAAGCCCGGCAGCGTGCCGAAGCCGAAGGAGCCACAGGCGAAGCCCGTGCAACCGCAACCCTGATGGGCGCACCTACTGGCCTGCTCGACTTGCTGGCCCCCAACATCGGCCCACTCAAGAACATCATCACCACGGCATTGGCCCGTGGCGGTATCGAAGGCGCAACCGAAGCTGCCCAGCAAGTTGCCCAGAACCTGATTGCCAAGGGCTTGTACAAGCCTGAGCAGGCAGTCGTCGAGGGCGCAGGCGAAGAAGGTGCGTACGGTGCTGGTGTCGGTGCCATTGCCAGTGTGATTCTGGACTTGACCCTTGGACGCAAGGCACGTGGCCGAGCCACCCCGGGTGAAACAGAGGATACCCGTACTGAGGGTACCCCTCCGGCGGGGCCGACGGCTGAGCGCCCACAGGGTGAGTTGTTCCCCAGTGAATTGGAAACCGCGCAGCGCGAGCTTGAGTCCGTCATGGGGCCGACAAAGCCCGTGGCCGAGGAGCCTGCACCTGCCGAGCGTACCGCTGCCGAAGCTGGCCAGATGTCCTTGTTCGAGGGCGAAGCTGGCCCGAGCGAACTCGAAACCACGCAGCCTGATCTGTTTGGTGAGATCGTGCCCACACGGGAAGAAGCTACCACGGAAGCCGTCAAAGAACCGACAGCCGAACGTGACACGCAAACCCGGGACATGATCGACGAGTTGGAAACGGCCCAGATCGAAGAACTCGAAGCTGAGGAGCAATCGGCCCGGCTGCGCAAGGAACTCGAAACCCAAAAGGCCGAGGCCAAGCAAGAACGACTCAAGATGGAGTCGGACATCGCCGAACTGGATGGGCGCATCAAGGCCAAGGAGCAAAAGACAACTGAGGACAAGCGCCTCGGTTTGCTGCTGCCAATCATCGAGTCCGAAGTCAAGAACATCCCCAAGGCGTTCGTGCAGTCCCTCAAGCGTGAGGGGTTCACCAATGCCAACCTGACCGACCGTGAGCGTCAACTGATCAACCGTGCGTATGACGTGCGGCTGGCAGAAGAACCGGTGCCGGTGGAAGAACCCACGATTGCACAGCCCAAGGGCCAAGTTGAGGCGCTGGAAGCGCAGGTGCCTGAGAAGAAGGCACGGCGTGAGCCTGAGCAGATGAGTTTTCCCGGCATGGGCAAACCCAAGGGTGCCAAAGCCGAGCCTGTTGTTGAGGAAGAAGTTGCGGTCGAGGAGAAGCCGTTTGCCACGGTGCTGTCTGCCGACGTGCTGGCACAGACGGGCCTGCCCAAGCAGTCTGGTTTCTACAAGCAACTGATCGACATGGATATGGCCGACCCGGCGCAGCAGCCAGTGGTGGCCAACATCTTTGCCAAGGTGCGCACGAACCCCAACGTCAAGCCTGCAACCAAAGATGCCATCGAGAACATGGCGATGCAAGCATTTGGCGGGCTGGCCAAGCAACAGGAACTGTTCCCCACGAAGGGTGCAAAACCTGCCAAAGCAAAGAAGGAGGCACCGAGTGAAAAGTCAGGAACTGACGCAGAGCCAACTGGAACTCGCGCTGGTGATCGTGAACCAAGCGTATCAAAACCAGCAGCCGCTGAGCGCCCTGCTGCTCCCAAGCGAACTGAGGCACCTAAGCCCAGTGGACTGGGAGATACTGGACAACCTGTACGTGACGCTGGAAAGCGAGAAAGCGTGGAGCCGGGTGCACTGAAGAAGGAAGCACCGAAAGCGGAAGCCAAGGCTGAGCCCAAAGCCGAAGCCAAGGCTGAAGCTAAGCCTACTCGCACCAAGGAAACATCGCAGGGTAAAGGACTCCCACTTGGGGACAACGCATACCAAGCTGCCAAAGAGGCTGGTGAAGTTGACCACGCCATCCGAACTCTTGCCGCTGATGCGTACCTGAACACTGCTGAGGATTACAGCGTCAAGAAGGCACAGCAGATGATTGCTGCGCTGGAAGAAGGCAACGTGCCTGAACTGAAGTTCGGCACCAACAACTCCAACGGCCCGGGCACAGGCGGCAAGTTTGCCAAGGAGTTCTACGCCTCGCTGGACAAGGACGAGCAAGCTAAATTCCGCAAGGAGTTGCAAGACTTCCTGTATTCGGAGATCAAGTCCAAAAACTTCATGGACGCACATAACCGTCAGCAGGCTGCTACCCGTGAGGAAGCCGCCGCGTACGACGAGAACTCTCCGCTGTACAAAGACATCAAGGGTGCAGCCACAGCGTTGCACCCCATGGTCGTGCGCATGCTCAAGGACAACAACCTCGTGGGAGCCCTGCGCTTCATCGGGCAGCAGCAACTTGGCCGTGCGTCTACCGTGGCGTCTCAACTGGCCGACGTGCTCGGCGGGGTCAACGTCGAAATCTCTGACTTCAGCAAGCCGAGTGGCAAGTACGAGAAGCTGCTCAAGCAGTACCCGGAAGCCGCTGGTTCGTCTGGCGCGTACATCACCACCAAGGGTGGCGAGCGCACGATCTTGTTGGACTCCAAGACGGGCATGGACGTGTGGTCACTCTTGCACGAGGCCACCCACGGTGCAGTCAACCAGACCCTGAACAACACCAACAGCCCCCTGACCAAACAACTCACGCAGTTGTTCAACGACGTGAAGGACTCGCTCGATACCGCCTACGGTGCCAGCGATGTCAAGGAGTTCGCCGCCGAAGCCTTCAGCAATCCAGCCTTCCAACAGAAGCTGGCCGCGATCAACCCCAAGGGGGAGAAGATCACTGCATGGCAACGCTTTGTGCACGCGGTCAAGAACTACCTGCGCAACATGATCGGCCTGCCGACCAAGGGTATGGGCACCGCGCTGGATTCTGCCGACCACATGATCGAGGCTATCGTCAACGGTCACCCCGGCACCAGCAACTCCCTGCAAACTGTGTCCCTGCTCAACAAGGGCGCAGAGTTCTTCACCGCCATGGGCAAACGTGCTGAGTCACTGCCCGGCCTGAACGCCGAGCGTGTTGGTCGCATCCATGAGATGTTCAGCGGCACCCTGCCGAATACCGTGAAGAACGTGATTCGCCAAGCCCTGCCCCTGAACGCCCTCGTCGAGGTGGCGCAGAAGTACATCCCCATGGCCCCCAAGCTGGACGTGATGGTGGGTGAGCGTGCTGGCGCAGAGAACCGCCGCAACCAAGCGATTGAGCCGGTCATTGACCGCGTGAACGCATGGGCTAAGGCCAACCCCGCGCTGGTGGACAAGCTCAACAACGTCATCTACCGCAGCACGCTCGACCAAGTTGACCCCGGCAAGCCTCGTGCAGAGTACGCAGGCAAGATGGACGACAGCGGCAACCGCAAGGACGAGGCATGGGATGCCATGCAAGCTGACTGGAAAGCCCTCGGTGCATCCGGCCAGACGACCTACAAGCTGATGCGCGATACGTACAAGAAGATGTACGACGATGTTCGCCGTGTGCTGGACACCCGCATTGACGACGCACTGGAGGATGCCGACACCCGCAAGAAGGTGAAGGCTGAAATCTACCAGCGTCTGTTTGCATCCGGCCACATCGAGCCGTACTTCCCCCTGACCCGTAGCGGTAAGTACTGGCTGTCCTACACGTTGGGCAACGAGTTCTTCGTTGAAGCGTTTGAGACCAACTACCAGCGTGACCAAGCTGTAAAAGAACTTAGGACAGAAGGTGCTACCGACGTGCAGCGGTTCGCCAATCTGAATCAGGTCAACTACCGCAAGGCACCGGCCACATCCTTCGTGAACAACGTGCTGCGCACGCTCGAAGCCAACAAGGTCAACGCCAACGTGACTGAAGAAGTTATGCGGTTGTTCCTCAACACCCTGCCCGAGACATCGTTCGCACAGTCGTTCCGCAAGCGTAAAGGCACGCTGGGTTTCCAACGTGACGCTGTGGGCGCACTGCGCATGAAGGCGTTTAACCTGTCTCGCCAACTCTCCAACATGGAGTACGGTGCCAAGCTGGAAAAGCTACGCGCCGACATGAAAGAGTACGTGCGCAGCCAAGGCAACCCGGATGAGGCAGTGGAGATGATGAACGAGCTTGACGCTCGTATCGACTACGCCATCAGCCCACAGGTTCCCCAGTGGTCAAAGCTGGCCACGTCGTTCGGCTTCAACATGACACTGGGTTTCAACGTGTCCTCCGCACTGGTGAACTTGTCCCAGATTCCGCTGGTCGTGATGCCTTACCTTGGTGGTAAGTACGGCTACTCTGAGACGAGCAAGGCACTCGGTCGCGCCTCCCGCTACTTCGCTGGCTCGGGATTCAAGCGTGAAGTTGAGATGCTGGTGCCCACCGATAAGGGCGAGAAGACGATGAAGGTGCGTGCCTTCCCGTCGCTGGACAACTACGACTTCGATGCCAAGGATGCACCAAAACATCTGAAGGTGTTGTCTGAAGTTGCTGGCGCTCGCGGGCAGCTTAACCGCTCACAGGTGTACGACATTCTGGACGTGGATGAGAGCCAGAGCGTGATGACCAAGATCAACGCAGCTTCCGGTTTCGTGTTCCACCACGGTGAACGCATGAACCGCCAAGTCGCCATGATCGCCGCGTACGAGTTGGAGCTTCAGCGACTGGTGGGTGCAGGTAAAGACCTTACCAGTGCATCCGAGAAACAGATGCGCCAAGCCGCCGACTACGCTGTGTACGTGACCGAATTGACCAACGGTGGCACCGCTGCCGCCGCTGCGCCGCGTCTTGCGCAAAGCGCGATCGGCAAGGTTGTGTTCATGTACAAACGCTATGGCGCGTCGATGTACTACATGCTGTTCAAGACGGCACGTGAGGCGCTGAAGTCTGCTGATCCAGAAGTTCGCAAAGCCGCCAAGCGCCAGATCGCTGGTATCTACGCATCGTCCGCACTGATGGCTGGCGTGCAGGGTATCCCGATGTTCGGTATGGCCGCGATGATCTACAACCTGATCTTCAAAGACGATGACGACGATGACTTCGACACCGCCGCACGCAAGTATCTGGGTGAAGGCATTTATAGCGGTGCACTCAACGCACTGACTGGGCTCGAAATCTCTGGCCGTATCGGTCTGTCCGACCTGCTGTTCCGTGACACCAACACCCGCCCAAGCGACAGCGTGATGCTCAGCTTGATGGAAGTTGCTGGTGGCCCAGTGATCGGTGTGGCAAGCCGAGTCGAGCGTGGACTGAAGCTGATTGGTGAAGGTCACATCGAGCGTGGTGTGGAGCAGATTCTGCCCAGCGCCATTGGCAACGGACTCAAGGCGGTGCGGTTTGCAACGGAGGGTGCCAACACCCTGCGCGGTGACCCGATCGCCGGAGAGATCGGCCCGTGGAACTCCTTTGCTCAGTTCTTCGGGTTCGCACCCGCCGAGTACACCCGCCAGCTTGAGATCAACTCTGCGCTCAAGAACATCGAGCGCACCGCGCTGGAAGATCGCACCAAGTTGTTGCGTAACTACTATGTGGCCATGCGCATGGGCGACACACAGGAAGCGGCAAACATTGCCGCCGAGATGCTGAAGTACAACCGCAAGCACCCCGGTGCCGCGATCACGGCAGACACTGTGAAGAAGTCCATGGCGCAACACATGAAAACAACCAAGGACATGTACCACGGCATCACGCTGAGCAAGTCCCTGCGTCCACAACTCCTGATGAACGCCGCCGAATACGACGACGGTATCAAGCTGATCGAGGAATAAAAAATCCCCCGGGGGTTAGCCGGGGGATTCCCACTTTTCACTAGGAGAGACGAGATAGCGGTGGAGAAGCCGCTGGGGTGGATACTATCACAGGACGCGCCAAACGCGAACCCCCCACCTGCCGCCCTCAATCGCTGTGCGAATGTCCAGCGTCCAGTCGTAGAAGGTGCCGATCTCGTAAATCTGACGCACGCACTCCAGTGTGTTCACGCACGGTACAAAGATAGATGACCCCGGGACAAACTTGTCCCACGCAACCCGGATGGGAACTCCATCCGGTGCGAGGTCGCCCATCTTAATTCTGTGCTTGAAAGAGAGCGGCGGTAGTCGCCATAGTTTGCTCAGCTTCATCGTCCAAGAATCCAGAGCAGTCGAGAACAAGAACATCAACGGGTGGCAAGTTCATGTGGGTACCCTTGGACAACCGCACCTTGGCTTTGATCGCTTTGGTACGGCTGGTCTTGAGTCCTTCCACAAACCCAGCGTAGTTGATCTGCTGTTTGCCGCACCATTCCTTGAGGGGCTTGGGAAGCAGGTACAGCTTCTTGATGTCGAACTCGTAACGAGCCACAAAGTTGTTACCCCGTGGTGAAGCCTCGGGAAGAATCAGATGGTCAAGCCCAACTGGCTGGCTACGTGCGTCGTCTGTTGACTTGATACGCAGCATGCTGTTGTAGTGCTCGGCCAAGTAATCCGTGAGGATGGCTTCAACGTCGGTGTTCATCTCTTGCACGGTGTTCTGTGCACGGCGCATGACCTCGATGACCCACTTCACGATCGGCTCGATCTTCCAGTCGATGAGTCCAGCTTTCTTGGCGATCATCAAACCTGCGATGTCACGAGACACCAGCACAGACCAGAAACGATTTTCAGCGGTCAACCCGGCTTCGCGGTCGAGCTTTTGCTGGACAGCATTGGCCAGAGTCTTGCAGGCTTCGAGGTTGTTCATCACGTACTGGATGTACACGATACCCGCGTGCCCGAAGTTCTCCTTGATCTCCAAAGCAAACTGGTCGGTCTCATGCTTGGTGGCAAACTGCACTCGCTCGACTCGGTGTTCCAGCACCCGCTGGGCCTCGGCCTTGGGGAGTGCCTTGTACAGAGAGATGCGTTCGAGCATTGAGGTGTTACCCGTCGTGCCGAACAGAGTCTTCCACGGCTTGCCACGTGCACGCTCGGTGTTGGCCTTCGGCCCCATGCGGTTGCGTTGCAGACCACTGGGCATCTGGTACAGCCAGTCTGACAAGTCCTGCGGCTTGGTGTTGGTCATCTCGTCCATGTACACGGCGTAGTTCTTGTAGACCTCCGCACGGTTCATCTTCGAGTTGAACGTGTCACGCTCTTGGAGCATCAGCAGATCAGGGTCACCCCAGATCGACGCACCTGCCAGCATACCGGTTGTCTTGCCAAGGCCCGACTCCTTGCTGTACATGTGGAACGCGGCGGCGTTGATCGACTGGAACTCCATGAGTTGTGCACCGAACTGCAAGCCCACCATGAATTGATGCGCCTCCATGCCCGGGCGGTTGTAGAACTCCATGGTCTTCTTCCACCCCTCCATCGTGCCCTTGGGCTGGAAGTAAGGGAACAAGCCGACCGTTGCGCCGGACGGTGCGTTGACCTCGATGCGGTCTTTGTAGATCAGCATGTTGCCAGCGGCAAAGCATGTGCCAGTATCGTCAAGCCACCCAAACTGTCGCTGAGCTTCTTCGGCTTCAGCTTTGAACTGCAAGTCGTTTACCCATTTCATTGTGTACTCCATTAGCTCTGTCACATTGAGCACAGCTACGCCGTGCATGGCCAGATATTTTCTGAACTCGTCCTTGGAACCTACCGCCGCAAGCGGCACTGTGAACTCCCGCACTCCGTCCTTGGGCAGGTGCAGTCGCACCACCAAGGCTTCGCCTAGCTCGGGGTCACGCAACCGACGCACGATGTACATGTCGTTGAAGTAGACCAGCACATCTTTGGGGTTGCCTTCCTCGTCCTTGCCGTGCTTGAACACGCCACCGGACTTGCCCCGGAAGTAGGGGTGTGGGTATTTGGGTATGACGTATTGGAGTGGAACTGCATCGGGAATACCAATGGGCGCTTGCACCACGATGTTGTCGTTGGGGTCAGCCTCCTCAACTTCGCGGCCCAGCGATATGGGGGACTTTATCTTGCCCCAGTGCTTGCAGTCAGGGCAGACACCCGGACGGTATTCGTCGAAGCGTGCACACAGGTACGGCCCTCTGATCAGGCCAGCCTTTGCCTCGGTCGCCTCCGCTGAGTAGTCTGGGTGCTTGTTGGAGATGCGGTGGATGGCCTTGCCACCATCAACGCAGAACTTCGCAATGGACAATCCCGCACGCCACATGGGCTCGGTCAGGTTCTCTTGGTTCTGCACCACCTCGCCAAGCTGGGCACAGCCTGAGCCGTCCAGTGTCTTGATCATGATGGTCTTGAACCGGCTGATGTAGCTACCCGAGAGGGCTTGCATCACAGCATCTTGTTCTCGCGGCACGTACTTGGACGATGCGTTGAAAACCGAATCGGCTTCATCGGCGGTGCCGAGAAGATTCGAGAACGTGACAAACTCGACTGGCTCACCGGGTGAGCCTACGATCTCCACCGCAGTGGCGGGGTCGTCTTTGTGGTTGTGGGTGCCCGGAACACGCAACACCCGGGCCGCGTCAGCGGTCACCACGGGGTCAGCGTTAAGCCCATGCCGTCGGCACAGTGCCTTCAACCGTTCCGCAAAGGGGAGCCATGTTTCACGTGAAACCGGCGCAGTGAGTGGCCAGTACACATGGACGCCCCGGCCCGAGTTGACAAGCGTCGGGCGCGGTAGGTTGAGTTGTTTACAGAACGCTCTCAGTGCTTTGACTGCACTGGACTGATCTGCGTAATCTTTTGTTGGCCCACAGTCGAGGTCAAGAAAGAAAGCCCTGAGTTGTTTTACATTGGCCGCATCCCGAGACCCAGCCTCGTTAAACGTGCCCATTGCGAAATACGCATCGTAGCCTTCATCATCCAAATTGTGGGCAGCATGGATAACAGCGTCGAGGTCGCCGTAGAACTTCTGCACCTTGCGCTTGTCGGAAATCCGATTCGCCCATACGCAGTAGGTTCCTTCGTCCCCTAACACCGTCTCCAGAAATGTTTTTGTGTCCATAGCCGCCATTCGTAGGTGTGAGAGGGAAAACTGAAAAAGAGGGGTAGGGAGCGACCCTACCCCGAACTAACTATCAGTCGTCCCAATCACCCACGATGTCGGACAGGTCGGCCTTCTCAGCGGGTTCAGCCGCAGGGGTAGCCTTCTTGACGACCTTCTTGGGTTCTTCCACTTCCTCAGCCTCAGCCTTGGGAGTCTCAACTTTCACAGCGGCAACCTCGGCCTTGGCCGCAGGGGGTGCCACCATCGGTGCAGGTGCACTGACTTCGGTATCGCTCGTGTCCATCTGGCTCACGGTCATCGTGATGGCCTTCTGGGTATCGGGGTGATCGCGCAGTGCCAAGACCTGACGCAGTTCGCCTTCGGTCAACGCACGAATCGGCTTGAACACCAGCTTCATCTGGCCAGCAGAGTCGAACTTCATCTCGGTGACCACGCTGATGACGTGCGTGTTGTGTGCCTTGAGGTAGCGACCGTAGGCTTGCAGTGGCATCTTCTGGCCGTCAGCGTCACCGAACACAGAGGTAGCAGGCAGGCTGATCTGGTAGATGTTGTCATCCACACCGTTGTCACCGGCCAGAGCGACAGCGAGGCGCTGGCTGAAGCGGCATGCACGGCCATCACCTTGGGCGGCAGAGCCCTTGATGTTCTGCTTGCAGTCTTTGCAGAAGTTGGCTTGGCGTTGGTCAGCAGGCACGGCGGGGTCGGGCGACTGGGTGTCGGCAGACCAGCAGGTCGGCTTCATCTTCTGGCCTTTGACGTAGGTGCCAGCGTAGTAGGTGCGGCCAACAGCGGCGGCGCTGATGATCACCACTTGCATGGCGCGGTCGTCAGACACACGAACTTCTTTACCGCCAATGATCTCGCGGAACACGTTGCCTTCGATGCTGATGCGGCGGTTGACACCACCGGAGCCAGCAATCTTGCTGGTCAGGTCATCTTCGAGCCCTTGCAACAGGGCAAGTGCGGAATTGGATTGGTTACCAAACAGGGTCATTTCGTTGCTCATTTCGTTTCTCCAGTGGGTTAAGCGTCTTCGTCAGGGTTGTTGAAATCCAGTTCAAGCTGGACGGGGGTATCGTCCTCGGCAGGTGCCTCGGTCGGTGTTTCTTGCACGGGTTCTGGTGCGGCGGCAGGTGCAGTCAAAGCCTCAACCACCTTCGACACGCAGAATCGGTAGGTGTTGCCTACCTTGACATACGTGTGCTTGGGGATAAGGTCTTGGCGCACCCATGCACGCACCGTAGAAACCGAGACAGTGAAGTGCTTGGCCAAGTCTTCGATTGGCACAAAGGGTTCAGTGCTCATTTTTTCCTCACGGTGATGGTGTATTCGCTGTCCACATTCAGGCCCGGGGGCAGCGTGTCCGGGTGTTCTTCGAGAAACTGCTTCATGTTGCCTTGGTGTAGGCGCTTCTCAAGCAGTTCGGGTGCGTTGTGTTCAACCACAAAGCGGCCCATCTCCTCCCAGTTGTTCGTCCAGTAGCGTGTCTTCACACCACGGTAGAACAGACCTTCACCGGTTCGCACCGACTCTACGTTCTGTTCCTTGCAGTATGCCAACAGCGCCGACTTGACCTTGGCCATCTGGTCGCTCAGTTGCTTCTCCTCCGCCTCGTATGCCGCCTTCATCTCGCTGAGCTTGGCGTTCATCTTGAGGTAGACCTTGACCAGCTTCTCCACTGGTACATCAGGCTTTGTTTCTTCCGTCATCTCGTTCTCCTTTGGTTAGTGGGAAATGTAGTATAGCGAAGTTTTCTCCTTTATTCAAGCAAATCTTTGTAAAGATCAACAACTTTTGAGTGAACGTCGATTTTGTTATCCAATAAGTTGTAAACGTGTCTTTCTACACCAGAGCCCGCAAGCTGAACCACTGTCGATGGGTGGCGCTGGCCGCTTCGATGCACCCGGGCGTTGGCCTGTGCGTAAATCTCCAGACTGGACGTTGGCCCCCACCAGACCACTGTGTTGGCGGCTGTCAGGGTCACACCGTGCGCGGCGGCTTGGGGCTGGATGACCAGCACTCTCGGCTCGGGGTCGTTCTGGAACGCACGGAAGATTTCAGCACGCTTGCCAGCAGAGACATCCCCGCTGATTACCTCGTTGGTGTAGCCGTCCTCGGTCAGCTTCTGGGACAGGATTCCGATCACGTGCTTGAACGGCACAAAGATCAGCACCTTCTGGCTGGCCTCGTCGATCACCTCGGTGAGCACGTTGTACCGCTTACTGATGTCGAACTCCAGCGTCTCGCCCGTGTCGGAGTACACCGCACCACAGGAAATTTGCAGGAGCTTGGACATGTTGACGGCGGCGTTGACGGCTGTGATCTCCTCGCCAGCGGCTTGGACGGTCATGCGTTTCTTGAGCAGGTCGTAGTACTTCTGCTGTTGCTTGGTCAATTCGACGTTGCGTTTGACGTAGGTCATTTCGGGCAGGTCAAGGCACTCGTCCTTGGTGAACCGGATGGCCGGTTGCAGTGCGTTGAACACCGTCTGGGTGGCTGTCTCCTTGGCGACCCATTTGAAGTTGGTCAGCTTGACCATCACCATGTCGCGGAACGACGTGAAGTAACGTGGCACCCCGCTCGGGTTCACGAGCTTGGCCAGACCGTAGGCATCCAGCGGCGACTGGGCGGCAGGGGTGCCGGTCATCATCCACAGCCATGTCTCGGGCTTGATCAGGGAGTTGAGGGTCTTCCAGCGTTTCGTCTGGGCGTTCTTGTAGGCGTTGGCTTCGTCCACCACGATCAGATCAAAGCCGCCCCGTGCGATGTCATCGGCCACGAGTTCAACCCCGTCGTAGTTGATGATGACAATCTCGGCAGGGCCGTTGATCACGGCGCGGCGTTTCTCCTTGGCACCGTAGGCAATGTCCACTTGGCGGTGCATTGCAAACTTGAAGCAGTCCGCACGCCATGCCGAATCCATAATCGACAGGGGGCAGATCACCAGCACGCGGCGCACCTGCTTGGCTTTCATCAGGTAGTCAGCGGCCCAGATCACCGAGCCAGTCTTGCCAGTGCCCTGCTCATTGAGGCAGAAGGCACGGCGGTTCATGGTCAGAAACCCAGCGGTGGTGCGCTGGTGGTCAAAGGGTCGGTGCAGTCCCGGCCAGTCGTAGCGGCCAAGGATGGGGGAGGGTACGTTCTTCACCCGCATGTTGCGGAGCACTTGGGCTTCTTCCAAGCCCCAGTGAACGACGACACGATTCCCCGGCAACTCCTTGCTCTTGGGAATAACGGTCGTAATCTGCTGAGGGTTACGCACCTTCAGCAGTAATGCTTTGTTCTCGATGATCTCCATGTGCTCTCCGCAGACGACATTGCGGAGCGAAGTGGGTCTCCACTCGCTCTCGCCGTCGTCGAATTTTTAATGTACCGCTATCAGCGGTGTCGGTCAAGAGGGTTTTTTACCACCCGGTTCGCGCACACTATGACCATTGCGTGCACGGTTCTTGGCAGGGGACTGGAGGCGCAGGCCGGTCTTGTTTGACCCACCCTTTGATAACATCTTCACATGGTCGATGTCCTTACCTTCGCGCTTGTCAGCTTTGCCGTTGCCGTTCTTGTCGGCACCCGTCTTGTCCATGGCGCGTCGCGCTCGTTGGCGTTCCATGCGATCGGCATGTTCGCCGCGCTCCTTCTGCTTTTGGTACTCGGCCTTGTAAGGCCGTGGTGATTTGGTGTAGGGCATGACAACTCCTAGTAGGTGCGTTGCAGAGATTCACCAATTTTAGACCGGATGGTGTGCATCAGGGAACCATCTGACATGATGGCTTCGATCAGCAGGGAACGCATCAGACTTTGAATTTGCCCAAGGTTCTGGGCGTCATAAGCCTGCTCAATCTCCTTCTCGCGCCAGTGGCCAGCGGTAGGGGTAAGCATCCGGTGCAGTGCCAGTGCAATCCGTTTGTCCACCTCGATGTGCATCATCAGGTTCAGGGTGGCGTGGTCTTGTGTAACTTCTTCCATCACGATCTCCCGTTATGTGGGCACGACAGCACCACGCAGTGTTTCTTGCAGAGCCCCGATGTCTTGGGGTTCCAGACGTTGTTCTCGTAGGCACGCTTCATCTTGCCGTAGTCGGCCAGCCACTTGCCCCACATGATTGATTCCTGCTGGCGGTCATAGGTCGCCTTGGGGAACGCACGTGCGATGACAAACAACAGCCCAGCCTTGACGCGCTTGACCTCGGGGAAGTGCTTGAACACAGCCAGCGCCATCAACTCAAGCTGTCCGGTGTCGGCATACTTGGCGCTCTTTCCGGTCTTGTAGTCCACGACTCGGGCGGTGCCGTCATCCTCGATGATGATCAAGTCAGCGATACCACGCCACCACACGTTCGGGTCTTTGAATCCGCACGGCTCAAGGTTGGCTGTCAGGCCCATCTCGTACTCGCACAGCTTTTGGCCCGGCCTGTGCTTGAGGTTGTCCAGTGCGCTCTTGGCAAAGTGGAACTCGGGCGGCAGGGGTGTGTCGTCGCGGATGTAGAACTCAGCGGCCTCGTGGAACTTGGTGCCGTAGGTCAGGTGCTCAACGTTCTGATCTTCCTGAAAGTCCTTGGCCACCTTGAGGTGGTAGTACTTCTTCGGGCACTGCTCGAACGTCTTGATGGACGAGAACGACCATGCGGGGATTTTGACTGTCATGGGGTACTTCCTTCAGGTGCGAGTGCACTCAACAGGCTACCGGCAAGGGCTTCCTTCGTAGCCGACATGGACTTGGCGAGGTTGGTTGCGTACTGCCCAGCGATAGACTGCGACCCGTCGTACTCCTTCTTCCGAGCTTGCACTCGGTGCATGCAGGTGAGGATCGCAACCTTCTCCTCCTCGGAGTACAACTCCCCGGAGCTTTCCTCCAGCAGGTCGTCCATGACTTGTTGCAGTACCTCGCGCTTGTCCTTGTCACGCAGGTCGTTCCATTGGTTGCGGCACCACTCGGTGAACACCTTACCGGCTTCGTTGGCGTTGCCCTCGAACTCCATGGTGCCCTTGCTGAAGTCAAACCGACCCACCTCTTTACCTCCGGGGCCGTGGAAGACGATGGTGTTGTTTGGTGCAGTGTTAGAAATCTGGAGCCCAGATGTGTTTGTCGCCGCGTACGTGTACGTGTTGGCATCGTATGAGGAGCCGACAACCCCCGTGTTGGCCACCGCACCGGGAATCACGGTGCCAACTTCTTGCGCGTTGAATCCGTAAGCTGTGTTCTCGTAGTTCATTTCATCCACTCCTTTGGGTTAACAATGTTGCTCCAGCGCACCTCCTGCGCCGCTTCGTCGAACGTGATGTGTGTGGCGGTGAGGCCGCGAATTGCGGCCTGCTCAAACTCCATAGCCTTCGCGTCCATCATGGATCGGTACAGTGCGGACTGATACTGCTTATGCTGAATCTGCCGCTTCTCGGCTTCCATCGCGTCACGTGCAGTCACACGTTCCTTGCGCATCTCCTTCAGCCGCTCCGTGGCGGTCAGGATGGCGATGCGTTCTTCCTCGGTGTAGGTCGGCACGTTGGCTTCTTCCATGCACTCGACGATGCACCGCTCAAGGATGCGTGCCTCGACCTCAGCAGTCACGGTGCGAAGGCGAACCGCCACGTCGTAGTGGCTCTCCTCGCGCTCCTTCATCAGTTGCTTGCGCAGACTTTCAATCTCGCGGTGCAGGTGGTTGGTGTTGTGGTTTGCCATCACTTCTTCTCCGGCGCGGCCTTGATGATGGCGTTCAGGTACTTGGCGTCACGGTTGTAGCTGTACGTATCGCCCTCACCGCCCCACGCCTTCGCGGCACTGCGCCCGAACTTCCCCCACTCGTCGGAAGATGCGATCGTCTTGGCGATGATTTGCACCACGGCGTAAATTGCGCCGCCAATAACCAGCCCGTTGAGCAGTGCGAACCCATACTTTGCGGCGAAGTACCAGATCGCCACGGCCTTGGCATCACCCGACACAGCGGCAACAGTTTCCAGAACAAGTTTCAATTCATTGATGTCCATATCAGCAGTCTCCATAAGATTTACCCATGCCCGACTCGCAGTTCACTGGCAGTCCAGCGGCCCACTCGGGTACCCAGCGCATGCACTCCTCGACGTACTTCTGCGCATCCTCAGCGTCACACTCACGCACGCACACAGCGATGGCGTCATGCACGGTCAGCACAACCTTGTACCGCTTGGCGATCTTGACCATCTGCTCGGCGATGATGCAACGGGCAATCGCTTGGCACACGTTCTCCACCACCTTGCCGCCGTAGATACGGGTGCGCCCCTTGCGGGTCTGGTAGTGAAACTCCACACCCTTCTCGGTCTGGTCAAAGCGCAGGTCGTCGTAGCGCATCAGCAAGCCAGAGGGCAGACGGATGGCGCGTTCCTTGGGCACAACCTCAAGCACACCGGCACGGCCCAGCGGAGCAGAGTCACCACGTGACAAGTTCACCAGCATGTTCTGAGCTTGACGCCACAGACGCGAGATCGCGTCGTTGGTGCGACGGTAAATGTCGATGATGCGTCGGGCTTCTTCCAAGTCCACCTCAACACCAAAGGTCTTCAACTGTGCTTGGAACTTCACAGCCCCCATGCCGTAGCCTGCACCGAGAATTGTGGTCTTGCCCACGAACCGCTCGTCCTTGGTGATTGCCTCGATGTCCTTGGCGTAGATGGCCGATGCCATCTTCTTGTACACGTCCCGGCCCAGCGTGAAGTCCTCGACCAGATCGTTCTGCTCGGCCAGCCATGCCAGCACACGGGCTTCAATCTGTGCAGAGTCAGCGTCAATGATGACGTAACCCTTGGGCGCGATGATGGCCTTCTTGAGTTGGTTGGCGTTCTTCCCACGGCTGGGCAGGTTTTGCAGGTTGATCTTGTCGTCACCACCGAACCGGCCAGTGTGCGCAGCGTAGTAGCGAATCGGCACAGGCAGGTTGCCACGCGATGCAATCTCGATGAACCGCTGGGTGCGGGTCTCCTCCAGCGTTGACTTGTTACCCAGTCGTGCGTTGACGATAGTCTGCACCCGAGCATCTTCGTGTTCAGCCAGAGCCTTGAACTCCTCGTCGTTCTTGGCGAACGCATAGGCCAGCTTGCCCGTGGTCGGGCTGATCTTCATCGGAGGCGAGACGCCGAACGATTCGAGCAGACGTGCGAACTTCTCATTGGACATGAGTTCAGACTTGTCCACGCCAGCGGCAGTAAGCAAGTCCTCCTTCATCATCTGCACCGTGCGCAGGTGACCTTCCAACAACTCCGTGTCCAACTCCAGAATCGGCTCGATGAACATACGCAGGGTCAGGTCAATGATCTTGAGTTCCTGCTTGGGAAACCCACGCGCCATCTTGTTGAACAGCTTGTACGTCAACTCGACATCGTTTACACAGTAGTCCCCGTATCTTGCGAGGTCGGCTTCGCTGAAATGGTGTCGGCGTTTTCCGATGGCGTTGAGGACTTCGGTTCCCTTCTGTCCGATGGCATACCGCTCAGCCAGAGCTTTAAGCGAACCGCCAACTTCCACACCGTGAAGGGCACGGCCCATACACAGAGTGTCAAGCCAACCCCGAGGACTAATACCGAAGCGCCAACCAAGGATAGCCCCGTCAAAAAGGGTGTTGTGCGCCAAGACCATAGAGTCCGACCACTTAAACGACTTCTGAAGCCATTGCTTGAGTTCTTCATGTGTTCCACTTGCCCACTCCGTTTCTCCGTTGTTGACCTTCACACCAATGCCGATGACCTCAAACTGAGGGCTCCGCACGTATTCTTCGGTCGTGATTTTAGAAAGACTGAAATCCCTATCATAATAGGTCTCCATGTCAATTGTAATTAAATCCATGTCAAATGTCCTTGTAAGTTTCTCGTCGTACGACGAGGCTGATGACTCGTTGGCTTACACCAAACTCGTTGGCTAGGGGGACTTGCTTCGCCTCCCCAGCGTCGTACCTTCGACGAATTTCCCGCACCTGCTCAGGGGTTAGCTTCGCGTTGGTGTGTTCGCTCTGTGGTTGTCGCTTCCGCCCCTTTGCATAAGCGTCAAGCTGGTTGGTTCGCATCGACCCTAAGAACAAATGCTCTGGGTTACAGCACAGTCGGTTGTCGCACTTGTGTAGGACAAACCGCTTGTACGTCTTGGCTTTCCCCTCGTGGCGAAATCCTGTCTCAAGACCGATGCCCCCGTGCGTGAGGAAGTACGCCACCCGATGCGCTTGTACACGTAGGCCGTGCCACGACAAGTTACCGTACCCGGCGCTTGTCGTTGACCCTTGCCACTCCCAGCAATCTGTTGGGTGCTTTCGACGTACTTTGGCCCAGAAGTTTTCAGGTGTGTTTTTTGCGCTCATGTGGGTATTGTACACAGTCTACGTGACGTTGTGTCAAATCCAAGTCTCTCCGCCCGTCAACTCATTGAGCTTTTGTTTGTAGTGGAAGTACTTGCCAGCATCGGGGCTGTCCTTCTTGCCTTGGCGCATGGCGTACTTGATCATGTTGCCCTTGAGGTAGCCGCGAAACTCCTCCGGGGTCAGCAGTGCTTGCATCACATCCCACGGTTGTGGTGACATGTCTTTGTAGTGGGTGCCACCCACCTGCACATCGTCGGCTTTCTGTACTTCGGTCATTTCTACTCCATCAGTGTCAAATCGGGAGTCATAGCATGCGCACCCCCGTTCAGCGCATCCACGATCGGCAATCAAAACAATGCCTCCTCGCAGTCGTCAATCGTTGTGCTCTTTGGCGCGTGCTTTCGGCCCCACTTCTTCAGTTCTTTTGGGCACACCGTTCCAAAGGGCCACACGGGATACTTCAAGGATGCGTGCCAATGCGTCTTGGAGTCCATCTCTGTCTGCTTGGATTGCGTTGAGTTCTTTTTCAAGTCGTTCATTTCTTGCTCTCATCATTCGGTTTTCTGTCTCTAGTTCTGCGACCAATAGGTCAAGTTCTCTGTCGTCCATACTGTCTCCTTCCGGTCGTTGGATTACGTCGTGCCCCGATTGCTTGTAAGCCTCGGCTCTCCACAGCGCGGCGCGGTACCTGTTGCGTTCACATAAGGGGCACGTGTGCATCAGTACAGCCCCTTCAGATCAGGTGGTGCGTAGTTCGGCCCCTTCGTGATCTTGCCGTTGGCATCGAAGATGGGCTTGCCCTCGTGGTCATACTTGCTCCAGTTGGAGCGGTTGACTCGGTAGATTGCTTCGGTCGGCTTCATCTTGGCGCAGTGGCCCACACCAACCGCTGTTACCACTTGGTCAGCCAGCGAGTCGAGCAGTGGCTCAGGGTCAATCATGGCGATCTCGATCGTGCCGCGCTTCAAGCCCTCGGACAACTCAATGAGCTTGTCCATCAGCGGCGTGAGGCCAAAGCCTTCGAGTGCAATACTCTCCAACATCTCCGTGAACTCCTCGACGTGACAGCCCAACTGCACGTTCAGGTCTTTGTCTGTCGGGTTCGGGCGTGCACGCTGGTGCCACATTTCAATCAGGTCAGTGCTCATGAGGTAATTCCTTTTGCGATGCGTCGATACTGTGCGATGTTGTTCTTGAGTGAACGTGGGTCGCACGCGTTCTTGGTTACTATTTGAGGCTGATCGAACTCAGCGAACTTGAGCAGGAAGTGACTACCACTTCGCGGCTCCACATCAACGACGTGGAAGCCAGCCTTCTCGTATGCCTTGACCTGCTCACGCAGGACTCTTGGTACGTTCATCTTTCTTCTCCACTATGGGCACCATCTTGTGTGACCGGTACTCTTGGTCAACAAGTTTCAGCGCGTTCTCCATGTCTTTGATTGTTGCCACGTCCATCTGGGCGTCGTGCAACTCGACCAGCGTGTTGAGGGCTGACATCTCAGCCGCACGCAGAATGAATCGGTGGGACTCAGCCCCACGTCGTGCCGTATCTCGCAGTGCATTGAGCCCGGCCTTTACTTCGTTGCCGTACTCTGCGCCAAAGCCGAGGCGGTACAGTGCTTCAGTGACGTTGCCCATGGTGATGAGCACATCTATGTCAGCACGTGTTGCCATGCCAGTGGTCAACGCAGTCAACGCCGCATGGTTCTTGATTTTGAGGTCAAGCAGATACGAGTTGTGCGCGGCCAGCGGTGACATGCTCTCCAGCACGTAGCCCAGCGGGTTCAGTAGAACCCCCTTGGGCCTGTACTTACTGCGCTTGCGCATCAAGTCCTCGCTTGGCTAAGTCGATCAACCTGCACAGTTCATCGGCACGGAGCCCGACACTCCATGAGCCCACGTCGTACGTCTTGTTGTGCAGGTGGTCGTCAATCTCACAGCCCGACAGCATCCTGTAAGTCACAAGGGTCTCAAGGCGCTCAATCAACTCTTGATCATCCATGTCACACCCCAAACATTCTGCGCCACACGCGCTCGTACCACGGGGTATGGATGCCAAGCAACGCACGTTGTAGCAACTCAGCGTGCACACCCATGTCCACTACGCGGCGGGGCGGCGTGTACATACAGCCGATCTTGATCTTGCCCGTGTCGTACGGGATCACAGTGTTGTGAGCCATGATGTCACTCCTTCCATGTTGTCTTCGTTAACGACCCACACCGCGCCGCCCTGCGCGGCGATGGAGTCGATGTTCTTCTGTTGTAGGGCGGTGGGTTTGTTCTTACCAGCCTTGCACTCGATGGCAAAGAACTTACCCTTGTAGCAACCCACGATGTCAGGCACACCACTGCCGCCGTACCCGCCAGTGACGGGGTAGAAAAAGTACGCACCCAACAACTTGAGTTGTGCCACGACCTTCTTCTTGACTTTGACTTCTGGGGTGTCGGCCATTACGACCTCCCACCCAGTGCACGCACGAGGTTGCGGAAGCGTTCACGCACTTTGTCGAACACGGTTGGCTCGGGCTCGATCATGGTGATGGCAAACGGTGGTTTGTCCAAGAACTCGGGGTGGTGGCGCAGGGTCTCTTTGACCAATGCGCGTTGTTGCTCAGGACTCAGCGCAGATTTTTGTTTGCGTTCGGCCTCGATAATTGATGCCAGTTCCTTGGGTCTGACTTTGCGCTTCGGGGGTGCGCCTATGCCCTCGGCAGGTTTCGGCGCAGGTTTGCCGATCGAGCCAAGGCCACGCTCTTTGTTGATTTGGTAGCGCAGGTTGTAGACGACTTGGGGTTTGACGCCCAGCTTCTCGATGATCACCTTGTTGGTGTACCCGCGATCAATCATCTCACGCACGCGTTGAGACATACTCTTTTGCTTTGCCATTTCTTCTCTCCATTGCCACCCCGTAGGGTGGACTTCACACACGTCAAGCGGACGTGGACGCAACTGATGCAGTGGTAGGGGCATACACCCAGAACACTGACTCAGATATTCGACGACCTACACCAGCCAACTCTCCAGTAGGCGGGGTGCTATCCAGCACCATCAACACGGCAAGACGTTCCTTAACCCAGTCGGGTAGATCGTCCACTCGATCATAGTGTCCCTCCAGTGCCGAGTCAACACTTTCGAGACCGAAACAGACCACATCAATACCCTCGGCGTAAACACGCACCCGGTATGTCTTGTCATCTGGCACTGTGCCCCCTTGCGACGTGCCCCCTTCGGGCGTGGTCGATACCATGTACAAGTACCCACCCGAGGCGATGTACAAGTCCTTGCGCTTGACGTGCTCCACTGCCTTACCACGCTCGGCCCAATCACGACCGCTCAGCAGGACACGTCGGGCTGTCCTGTCAGCAGGCTCGTTCGGGTACCACTTCTCAGGGTCAGCATGATGTGCCATTGCAAGGTAGGCGTCAGCGTGGTGATCTGTTATGGGTACGCCCTTGTCGATCATCATCTGTACCATGCGTAGCTCGGTCAGTCCGACCTGAAACTTGCGCCCACTCATTGCAACACCCAGTAGGATGTTGGCGACACGCGCATGCCCAGACCTTCGACGAACGCCTCGCCCTCCAGCATAGACAGCGCGGCGATCTTGTGCCCAATGTCCTCGGGCAACTCCTCGGGGGTGTATGCCTTGATCTCGCCCAAGTTGCGGACAGTCGCACGCTTCATGTCCAGTACCTCAGCCACGTCAAACATCTGACCACCTGCGAAGTCGCGCACCAGCACGTACCACCCGTGGTGGGCTTGGTTCTGCCGCTCCACTGACTCCTTGTACTTGGCAATCAGGTCACGTGCAACGTCACCCAGCACAGGGTTGTTGAACTGATACCCCGAGTTGATGATCGCTTCCAACTCCATCTCGAACGACAGGTTGTTGACGAAACTCTCCTTGGCACTCCGATGCTCAGACGATGCTGTCCACATAGCGGATGACAACTTATGCTGAAAGTCAGACAGAGACATCATGGCCACCTCGGGTGTACCGTAGCGGCGCAGATACTTCTTGGCGTTCTTGACTGCCTTGGTCACGTCCACACTCATCGCCATGTAGTACTGATCATGATCTTCACCGAACTTCTCGTTCTTGATACCACGTGCATACACCGCGAACTTGTCATCACCCGTGCCCGACACAGCAAAATCGGCGTAGCCCACCAGACCCAGCGCGTACTCGTCGCCGGGGTAGTACGCCCACAGGGTTTGCAGAACCACGTTGCTACCCTTCCACACGGTCTTGGCACCACTGCGGCTGTACCCGAACTTGATACCGCGCAACTCTTTGCGCAGTGCTTCACAGAACGTCGCTGTCTGCACGTCCACACCATGCACCCCATCTACGTTTCGGGTCACCATGGCGTAGTACCGCTCGTCCGACTCGTTGGTTGTGCGCACCTCGGACTTGGCTTTGTCGATGTACTTCTGGGTCTCCGACTCCAGTCGGGACACTTTCAAATGGTTGAAACTCATGTCACACCTTCTCAATCTTGTAGAAGCCAAGGGCTTGGTTCATCACGCGGTTGTATGCCGCCTTGATACTGCGGATGTCATCTTGCGATTCAATCGCACGCTTGCCACCGATGTCGGCGATCACCATTGCGGCCACGGCTACACGCAGTGGATGTTCTTCCTGTGTGACGATCTCACGCACCAGTTCAGTCGGCATGTGCTTGACACTGCGAACCCACGGGTTATCAATACGCCCCCCTGCGGGTAACTGCGCGATGCGCCATTCCCTGATCAGCGTTGCATACTCTTGCTGACCACCCCATGTGGTGTCAATCATTGGTGCGATCGCCGCACAGTACGTGTAGAAGCTGTCCACACGTTCACGCCATTGCTTCTTGAGTTCTTTGTCCACGCGCTTCACCTCTACTTCAAGTTCTTCCCCTACACGGGTAAACGTACCGTCACCGTTCACACGGAACATGAGGTACACGTTGTCGTCTGTAAACTTCTTCGTGCCGTGATCAAACCGCACGTCACACTTGGGCAAGCGGAACTCCGCATACCCTGTCGGTGTCTTGGCACGCACCCAGTGCTGGCCCTGCTGGTTGTAGTGAAACCGCATGTCCATTGGCAGGTGCCAGTGCAAGAAGTTATAGCGAGTCACACTGACGTTGCGTCTGGTGTGGTTGCGTATACGGATGAAATCGCCGTCCTCGCGCCGCATCCACGTGATCGCCGCCATGGTGTTCTCCCACGCATGTTGCTCGGGATGGATCGAGCCCCAGATGGTGTTGCCATAGTTGCCGTCGAGCAGTGCGTAGGTGTTCTCGTCGATCTTCTTGATGCGCTCCCACTTGCGGCCACGGTCACCGATAGGACGCACGTCGTGCTCCTTCGTGTGATGCTTGCTGATCATGGGCTTGGTGCGTTCGTACCACGACACCACTTGTTCAAACTTGTCGAATCTCATTTCTCGTCCCTCGCTTTGATCATGGCATCGGCCACAGCATAGGAGGCGAATGCGTAGGTTGAGTCACTGCTTGCGCCAAAGGTCGTGCCGTTCGGGGCCGAGCGAATGAGTGATTGCATCGCCTTGGCCGCAAAGTAGTCGCGCAGGGTCATGCCTTGCAGATTGCGAATCAATGCTCCTTCGTCAACGGGAAACGCTGGCCCGCCTGTGTTTGTATTGTTCATGTTGGTTACTCCGTTACTTAGTTACTTCGCGCATCGAAAAATGTTTGACTTGATCGGCACGGATGCACAACGTGTCGCTGTCATTCCACAGGGTCAGATACCCGGTGTTCTTCATTTCCTTCACAAGGTGTGGCACCACACTGGGTGACGCCTTCACCATGAACTCATGCTTGGTGCCATCCATGAACACAATCTCAGCGATTGAGTAGGCATCACGGTATTCCGGTTCGGCTTCTTGATCCCAGTGTGGGACACGTCGTGGTTGCTGTGTATAGATAGCCATGTCAGTCCTCCATGCCGAACTTGAGTTCAGCCTCTTTCTTGTCCTTGAGAATGGCACGCAACTCATCACGCATGTGATCGTCCTCGATCAACTTCTTCGTGAAGATAGACGCACCCATGAGTAACTTCTCACGGTGCTTGGCAATGCCGTAGTAGTGGCCAGCCGCCGCACTCGCACCCGCCGCCCAGATGAGCAGGATGGCTTCCAGTGTTGTGATCTCAATCATTTCGTTGCTCCTTCGCATTGTTTACGTAGCGCACTCAGCGTCTCCTCACAGGTACGCCCGTTTGCAATCTCGATGAACTCATCAGGCTCACCATCCACTGTGTTGCCCGTGTCGGCGTAGACAACAATCGTGTCACCGATGTCTTCCATACTTACCTTCACGTTGTGTTCGACGAACCACTGCTCATCTTCTGGCAGTACGTTGCGCACGTCGATCACTTCGGTGCGCCCATCAGGGCGCTTGTAAAGCGTCACATTCATTTCGTTGCTCCTTGCTTGGGCCAGCCGAGCTTGCTCAGGTCAGCCATCACGTTTGCCAGTGCTGGCAGGTTCTTGGTCGGTTCCATCTCAGTGGGGTAGTACTTCTTGAACTCAGGGAACGTGGTCATAGCTTGCTTGAGCGTGTTGATGCCACTGAACGCATGCGTCAGCTTGCGGTGCATGTCGCTACGTTCTTGCTCCTCTTGCTTGTACGGCGCAGTGATTTCTTTGATGACGTCGTTGCTCACGTCACCCACGATGACATCGTGCCAGTTGAAGTACTGGTTGGTGTAGGCCACACTCGTGCGGCGCAGTGCATCGGGCTTAGTCTTGTACAGCTTGCGCACCTCGGGCGACATGGCTTTGACGATCTTGGCGATGATGTCCTCGGCGCGTTTCACCTTGTCGATAGGTGGGGTGTCCTGCATGATGGCGCGGACGATAGCTTCTTTGTGCAGTTTGGTCAGTTTCATTTCGTTTCTCCAGTTAGTCTTCAATGTGAATAGTCTTGCCGATGTCAGCCACGGCATGCTTGTTACCTTGGATGCACCACAGCACGGGTACAGTCCATGTGCCCCAGCTACCGCCGAGGTATCCGTCAGTCAGCACCACCACCGCTTGCGGCTTAATGGCTTGCTCTGTCATGTACTCAGGCACACACTCGACCATGGTGCCGCCACCACCAGCAGGCTTGGTACTGCTCGTGATGTTCTCGACCTCGGTGCCCACGTACTTCTCATCGGCGCACACCGCCGTGTCCCAGTACAGCAGACGCACGCAGTCTGGCTTGACCTGATCACAGATGCCCTTGACCTCGCCGAGGAACTGCGCCAACTCACGGCCACCGATGGAGCCCGATGTGTCGATTGCGATGACAAGTTCGCCCACCTGTTCACTTACCCCGGAGGGTAAGTAGTAACCGCTACTGACAAATCGCCTGTTCGGGCGCTTCCACGTTGAGTAGTCATTGCCTGCACACGTTGTGCTGATGAACTCACGCAGTGCTTCGCGCCAGTCGATCTTGGTCTGCAACAAGTCATCGAACATGCGGTCACCGCCTGTGCCCAACTTGCCAGCCATGAGCGCACCCTGACGGATGGCCTCATCGAGGTCACGTTCAAGCGACTTGCGTTCTTCGACAGTCATGTCCTGCGCACCTTCCCAGTCGTGGGTATCGAGCCCAGAGCCGGGCGAGGAGATGCCAGTTCCCGAGCCGCCGCCCGAGCCATCGCCACCACCGCCGCCTTGTGGGGGGTTCTCCTTCTTCAGGATGTTGTACACCTGCGCGGAGTCCATGCCACGGAAGCGCACGTCGAGTGCACCCACGGCCTTGCCCCCCTTGGATGGCATGACTGCGAACCCGTCCTTGTTGTCGTCGGTGATCTTGATGTTGATCACGTAGTCACACGCCACGTTGGCCAGAGGTGCGCACTCATCGTAGAGGTGACGCCACGTGGTCAGGTGTTTGTACAACTTGTGATAGCACTCGTGCAGGACAAGGAAGCGCAACTCAGCGTCGTTGAGTCCTTCAACAAAGGCGCGTCCATACATCTCATCACGTCCGTTCGTACACGCTGTAGGAATGGCATCGTTGATCTCACGCTTGCCCACCATGAGCACCCCTGCGAGGGCGACATACTTGGGGCTTGCCATGATGTCCACGACTGCCTTGGTCAGCCGCTGTTCAGCGGTCAGTTGTTTACCGATCATCAGCATTTCACACTCCAATCCATCTCACGGCAAAAAAGCCGATACTGGTACACACCATCGCGATGGCGACCTCGCGCAACACCATACGGCGTACTTGCTTCTTCTGTTCATTGGTCAACATGGTTGTCCTCACTTCTTATCAGCCGCGAACATGTAGTTGTTGGCCATGGCCCACTGTGTGAACTTCTTGTTGGTCATCACGAGGGCTTGCTTGTTGTACTTCGGGTTGCGCACGCCATTGGCGAACAGACCCTGCGCTTCTTTGTCAAGACGCGCCATGTAGTCCATCCACGCATCCATCCAGTCACGGTCGATCGTGGACAGCGTGCGGTACACCACCATGCACACAGCCGCATCGCTCTCGGGCACCTTGGCTTGCATCGGGTCTTTCTTGATCGAGTCAAGGCTCGGCAGTTGGTCGCTCAGCTTGACGAACGCCATCAAGTCCATGGCCGCACGCTCACCGATCGTGCCCATCAGCATCGCAGTCAGGCTCTGGTCGTCCATGCCATCACGGACTTTCAGCCAGTCGCTTGCCGCTTCGAGTGAACGCGGTGTCACGAACGCAGTACGTGGTGCCTTCGGGTGGAAGATGTACGGGTTCTGGTCGGGGTCTTTCACGTCCTCGAACGAGTGGAACAGTTGCGGGTTGTCTTTGCACCAGCCCAGCAGGGTGTGATCGACGCCGTTGTTGATGCCCCATTCAATCCATTCCATGTTGGTCGGCTTGCGTGACGTGACCACGGTGATGCGGTTGCGTGCATGTGGTGGCAGGATGTCACCCACGCCCTCGGCACCGAGGTTGGTCGTGGCAAACACTAACGAGTCAGGGTGCAACTCGTAACTACCCATCTTGCGCTCAAGCAACAGACGGAGCATGGCGTTCTTGACTGCGGGGTTGGCCTTGCCGTACTCGTCAACCATCAGGATGATCGGCTTGTTCAGGTGCAGACCCAACTCCTCGTTGGTGACGTAGCGCACGAACCCCTCGTCGTCGATCGCTTGCAACTGCGGGATGGTGATGTCACCGAGGTCTTTGGTCGTGCAGTCGAAGTAACACGCCGTGTGCGTTGGCAGGGTGGACTTGAGTGCCTTGAGCAGGGAGGACTTGCCTGTACCCATGTGACCTTGCACGAGCATGGTGCGCTTCTTGCCCCCGAGTCGGATGGCAGTCTCGATCTGGTCGAGGCCCAGTGCGTACATGGCGATTGCTTGATTAGACATGATGTTTCCTTAGTTTCAGTTGAGTTTGATTACGGGTGACTTACGTCTTTACCCGCTTGATTGGTTTGTAGTAACTTGTTAGTCGGCGACTAACATCACATTCCCAGTCCGGGCAGGTTGTCGATGATCTTCTTGACCTCATCCACTTGCCGCTTGGTCTGGGCACGCAGGTATGCGTCCTCACGCAGGGCGTCAGGGGTCACACCACGCAGTGCTTGGTCGAGCTTGCGCTGGGCTTCGCTCATCACGGGGTCGCCTGTCACGTTGCACGCATCGAGCAGGTCGATGATGTCGGTGACGTTGGACACCAGCGAGTCACGAAACACCTTCTTTGTCTGGCTGTCGGCGTAGTCGAGGCGTTCGCTCATCTTACTCAGCGCATCGTGGGCACGAGTCCACACGTCGTTCATGGCCTTGGTCAACTGCTCACCGTAGAACTTCTCATACTGCTCACGCATGGACTGGGCCGCCTCGTTCTCGATGTCGAGCCGCCAGTCGCCAGCGTCAGGCATGGGCACAGCCACGTAGCGGAACCGGAACTTGTCAGTCAGCGCCTCGCGTGACGGGTACTCGTCGGGGTTGAACAGTGCACCGAGCTTGAGTTGGGCGTTCTGAATCTCCCAGTCGTACGCATCGAGGAACACGGTCACCAGTCGGGTGAACTCGGTTTGCAGGGCGGTCATGCTCTCGTGGTACTTGAAGTACTGCTTCGTGGGGCACAGCCGCATGCCAAGGTCTGACCACGGCATTGTCATGGCGTAGTGTGCGTTGCGTGCATTGGCCGCGAACTTCTGCACTGCATCCAATTCGGCGCAGTCGCCGAGCAACTTCTTGGACACGTTGGCCACGCCGGTGGCGGCGTTGTTCTGTGTGGTGACATCCTTGGATGCACGCTTGTCGAGCTTGCGGCCCGTCCATGTACTGATGGACAGATCAATGAGCACTGCACTGGAGGCGATGCTCGGGGCTGAAATGTTTGGGTTCATTTCTTTCTCCTGAAAGGTTGGTTGGTTCGTGCACCGTGAGGTGCTTCGTTCTGTTAGTCGGCGGCTAACACTGGGTTGGTTATCACTGGACGCCGTATCCAGTATTTGTATTATGCCACACTTGCCTATCTAAGTCAAGTGTTTCGTGATGTTTTGTTAGCGTTCGTGGTGTTTTATGAGGATACATTCGCTGTTCTTGGCGACGGCACGCACTGCACCTTTCGAGTCGATGTATGTCTGCCCACACCCGGCGGTGTAGTCCAGCAGGGCCACGAGCGTGAACCCCATGAGCACCAGCCCGATGATGGCTTGCACCAGCCACGTGATGAACGCTCTCATTTGCTTTCCTCCCAGCCGAAGGCTGTCACGTTTGATGGTTGGCTCTGCTCGGTGTAGCGGTACATCTGCAACGCCTTGGTTTTGCTCAGCCCACGCCACTCGGTCGTCGCACCGTCTGCTGTCCTGACGTAGAACATGTAACGGTGCTTGGCCGGTGCGCTCCCAAACATGTCAATGGTTGCGTTGTCTTCAGGCTGTTTCATCTTTGCTCTCCTGTTCTTTCTTCACGAGTGCGCCAGCGGCGGCGCTGAACGCTTGGCTCACGTTGAGCAGGTCTGCGAGTTCCCTCTGCACCTGTTTCAGCACATTGGCGGCGATCACTTTGCTCATGCCCTCCATGAGGGCGGTGGCGATCTGCGGCTTGCGCCGCATGGCCTTGCGCAGGATGTCGAGGGCGTTCTTCTCCTCATATGTCAGCGTGGCGCGTGCTTCAGTCATTTGCTTTCCTTTCGAGCATCTGGTTGTAGGTGTGGTTGTCGGTCGGCTTGCCGTTGCACATCATGTTGTAGGCGTGGCGCACGTCGCGTGCTTCGTCCTTGGTATCGCACCGTGCGATCTCAATGCGTGTGTCCAGTCGTTGCCCCTCGAACTGATTGCCCGGCCTGTCCCACCGTTCGGCAGTTGCCCACCGAAACCACCCATCGTGGTCTTTGTAAACCACAAACCCGCTCATCCTCGGCTCCCCGCCGCCACGCCTGCGATGCCATCACGCACGAGTGCTTGCAACATGGCCGTGGTCATCGGCATGAGCTTGACGTACGACGGGCGTGCTTGGCTTTGGTGGCGGGTTGTGCTCTGGCTGTACTTGCCCTCGTTCTCGTACCAGTGCACCTCACCGTTGTCGCCCACCTCGGCGACATAGATCGGGAAGTGTGGCCCGTAGCTGTACACCACGTAGATGTCAGTGTGCCCGTGGCTTGCCGTGCGCCGCTCGGCGTACAGGTTGCTCCCCTTGAACGGTTGGCGTGCTTCGACGAACTTGCGTGCGTTCTTGTTGGCTATCAGGTGAGTTGTCATGGCGTTCCCTTTCGTTGGTTGGTGGTGGCTGAATTGAAAACTTCTCGTGCGAGTTCATGCACCTTCCTCAGCACGTCCTCGGGCGTTTGCATGTTGCCGATTGGTGGACGAGTCCAGTTGCGTATTACCCAAAGGGCGTGGAGCGCGGGGTCTGTTGGCGGCTTGAATTCGGTGTTCATGTTGTCCTCTTGGGGTTGAGTTGTTTAAGAAGTTCTGTATCGGCGATGTAAAAGTAATTACTTTTATTCATCGGGGCGATAGTGTGCTTGACGCGCTGGGCGGCTGTCTCGCCGCATGACAGGCACGTGCGGTAGCCGAGCCGGGCTCGGGCCGGAGGCACACGCTCTGCATAGCACTCGGTGCAGATGAGTTGGTGATAGTGGTGGGTGGAGTCAGGCATGTGCCACCTCGAAGTTGCCAATCTCAAGGCAGTTGAGCAGATAACCCCGCTCGGTGTGGTCGAGGCGGGATGCACGGATGATGTGCTGTGCACGGGTTGCGGCGTCGGTGGGTTGCACCTCACCTTTGAACTCCACGGTGTAGCGTGCTTGGGTTGAACCGTCCGGCTGGCGGAACGGCGCGATGGATATTGCTGTGCGTTGAGTTGTCATGCTGTGGCTCCTTGTTAGCCGCCGACTAACACGATGTCAGTCTGTGCGGCGTTGGGCCGTTCATCGACCCAACACCTATATTATGCCACAGTATCTTATCTAAGTCAAGTAAATGGTGATGTTTTGTAGTGTTTTGTTATGTTTCATTCATCCAATAACTCGGGGCGGATTCCAAGCTCCTCGCGCTGTGCTTCACTCAGATATGGGATGAACTCACGTGGCACCAGCACACCATGGTCGGCTTCAACGAGCACCCGACGGCCAGCCCAGCGGCGGTTGTCCTTGGCGGCAACGAGGTTGTCGATCAGGATGTTGGATTGGTCTTCGTCGCGGCTCAAGATGTACTTGGGCAGGGTTGCGGGTTCGCCGTTGAACTGTCGGCGGCACAGGACATAGACGATCACCTTGGGTGTCAGTACCTTGGTGCCAACGCGCACGGTGGTGATGGGTTTGATGGGCCGAGCGGCTTTGGTGTCCCAGAGCGGGGTGCCGTATTCATGCACGAGGTCGGGGTCGTAGCGGTAGCGGCTGTGAATCAGCAAGACTTGGGCGGCGGTCAACTTCATGGCGGCTCCTTTTGTAGTTGAGTGTAGAAGCGTATTGTAGCGAAGTGTAGAAGCGATAGTCAAGCCAATGTGATTCCTAGCGTAAATGTTCTGAAGTGTACATGTGAGAAGTTATTTATGTTCGTGTAGTGTAGCGACGTAAGTCCTTGATGTACCTGAATGTTCATTATTTCGGGCGAAAAAAGACACACTCCCTCCCCCGAGATCACATCTACACTTTTTGAACACGTGGTAAGTGATTATGGTGTGTTGTAGATATGATTCTGGGGAAGGGGGGTGTGTTTTCTGAAAAAAGAACATTAGGAAGATTATTAAGTTTAGATAAGGATGTGCAAGTTCTGATAGGCATGAACTGTCACTGCGCACCACGCTACTGCGGGAACTGGCATCAAACTATAATGTTCCATAGCACGAGAACATTAGCAGAACATTGCGCGAACATTAGGCAATTTCGTGCCAAAAAACGAACATTGCAAGGTTACAAAAAACAAGTTAGCCATTTGTTAAAAACGAACAAAGCAAAAACATAAAAAACGAACAGACGAACAGAAGAAAACGCGAACATTGTTAGCCTCCGACTAACAGAACAGAACGCATCTACACCACGCTACTGTTGGAACTGGTATCAAGATGTTAGCCGGTGGCTACCAAGCTCACGGCGCAGGCTCACGGTCGGCGGGTGCAAAGTTACCGCGTCACGCCACGCTACTCTTGGAACTGGTATCAACACCCCGTAGGGTGTTAGCCGGTGAAAACGACAGACGAAAAAAAGCCCCCGATTTCTCGGGGGCTCAGTGATTACTTGATCAAGGCGCTGGCGTTGCGCAGATGTTCGAGCATCTTGGTTGCGCTGAACGTCACCGCCTCAGCCTTTTCCACTTTCTCGATCCACTTGGTCAGGTCACGCTTGAGACGCGTTTCCATGCTGGCCACGGCGCGAGCGCCGCGCTCATCGTCATCCATCGCTTCCTCATCCTCAGCACGTTTGACGTGCTGGATGACCTTGTTCAAGCGTGACCCGAGTTGCTGTTGCACCCAGCGTTTGCTGACCTTTTCCTCATCGCTGAGGGCTGTTGCTGGCTTTGCCATTATTGCTTGCTCAGTCTTGGTGAACGACAGCAGAACCACGTCACGCTTGAACGCGTCACGGTATTCTTTGTCATTGCCCAAGGTCTCAGACGTCACGCCCTCAGCCCTCAGCATGTCAGCGGCTTTCACCCAGCGTTTTTGCACACCGGCTTCAGCCTTCAGGGTTTCAACCACAGTGGACACGCACTCAGCGGTCAGATTCAGTTTGCTCATATCAATCTCCAATGTATCGGCACACAGTCAACACGCCGTGTGAACCGATGACTGAACTATAACAAAGAACCACGTATTCCACAAGGAAAACGCACAATCTGGCATGATTCGATAGGCTGGCGCTGTTAGTCGGCGGCTAACATAGGGGGGCCGTGACCCCTACCCGTACGGGGGAGCCCCATATAGCTTAGGAGTCCCGTGGCGGCTCTAGGTCTACTATTACACTCAAACGATCCCCAACTCCCTACGTTCGGCCATATGTTAGTTGACACTAACCCCGTTTATCACACGTGTGTTGTTATCTGAGTAGTGTGACATCACACAGCATAAGAAGTTACCCCCTACCCCCCGCCTCCGGGGCGAGGGGTGTTTAGGT